TAGGATAAGAATAATACTAAACAAAAATAGAAAATCACTCATTATGTATCTATACCTTATACAAATATTATATAATATACTTGTATAAGAATGAAACTTACATACACATACAGATGGTTGCTAATTATAATACTATCAATATTGTCTACTCTTTTTTCTCAGTTGTCTCTTTTTATTCCAACTATGAAATCAGTTGAGAAAATGAATATGTTGATAAAAACAGGATTATCAATTGTATTGTTGTTTGTTCAGTGGATATTTATTATTCCATTTATTAGAATAGGATTAATGGTTATGAATCCTATACAAATAACGATATTTGTTTTCTTCGTAACTTTTGTTATCCAACTCATTACAAATGTTTATGTGTTTGGAAACAAAAATACGGTAGATGATTATGTTGCTTCTGTCTTGATGCTCATTGGAATTTTTATTTCTAAAATGGGATTATTTGGATAAGGGGTTATGTTTCTTTGTTTTTCTTGAAGTTGACTTTCTCATTTTTTTTGATTTATTTTTTCTATTTCTTTTTTTTTGTGATGATTTCTTAAGCCCATTTCTACGAGTTATCTTTTTATTTCTTACTCTACTACTATTTCCACCGGTGGCCGGTACTACAACACTTGACGAAATATCTACTAGATCATATATTCTTTCAGGCATTCCTGATTGGCAATGGGCTGCACCATGTAAATTTATTAATCCAATTATTCCAGGGTCAACTTCACCGAATACAGGAAATTCATTCATCCTTAGGACTTGTAATGATACTGTAGAATTTGCAATTCCATTTTCTATCAATTGAATTGCAATAATCTCTGGATGTTCTAAGATATATTTGATTTGTGAGATTAAAGCAATACCTTCAATAGGTCCAAACATTCTTAGTGATAGATATGGTTTATCTCTATAAGTATTAGTTATATTGTATCCAATGTTAACAACTCTGCAGATATATCTTGTAGCAGAACCTTCATTTGATTGGAATATTTGTCTGATCATTGATCTACTAATCACAGTAACTCTTCCGTCATGTAAAAGAAATACCGGTTTATCTTCTGGAGAGGCGTCTCTTGATGATTCTAATTGTTCCCTGACAGTCATATTTGTTCCTTCTATAGCATCGAACGTTTCTATACCTAAAATAGAAGGTACATCATTGTTTACTGCTAAAGGAAGAGCATTTACTATATTCTCTTCATCAAAACGTGTAAGTAGATTTTGATTTTCTGGAGGTGGATTGGTTAGTATATTTTGAGTTTGTCGAGGTGGTGAAGGTGGTCGAGGTGGAGGTGGATTGGTTACGGGTATTGGTGTAACTCCCTCTGGCAATAACAATATATCATTACTCATTGGTGTATATAAAAACATTCTATCTGTATTTGTAGTAAGACCTTGAAAGTCTTCTAAATACCAATTACTCAAGTCTTGTAAAAAAGAAGTGCAACCCTCAAACATCGACCTCATATTTGTTACGTTGCTAGTATCCCACTGATCCAAAGGTTGATTAAAAGAAATACAACCCTTAAACATTGAAGACATATCTTTTACTTCACTAACATTCCAATCATTTAAAGGTTGATTGAAAGAACTACAACCATCAAACATAGAAGTCATAAATGATACTTTACTAACATTCCATCCATTTAAAGGTTGATTAAAAGAACTACAACCAGCAAACATCTCTGACATATCTGTTGAATTCATTACATTCCATCCATTTAAAGGTTGATTGAAAGAACTACAATCAGCAAACACCGCAATAAACTCTTCTATGAAATCAACATTCCAATTTTCCAGAGGTTGATTAAAAGAACTACAACCATTAAATATACCTAATATCACTGTTAGTTCATTAAACACCCAACTATTTAAAGGTTGATTGAATGAACTACAACCACTAAACATATTAGATATATCTGATACTTTAAGAACCTTATCACTCCATCCATTTAAAGGTTGATTGAAAGAACTACAACCACTAAACATCTCTGCCATATTTGATACATTACCAACATTCCATTCATTAATACCAGCAATCCTTTCATTTTGTTCTTCAGTTGTTATCAGATCTTGAAATAAATTGGACATATCTGTAATCTCGGAGACATCCCATTGTCCTATTTCTGGATAATTATTACTGTTGTCTTCTTCTAAATAATTATAAATTGCTTGTTGTAAAGTTTCTTTATCGTGAAACGTATAATTGTTTGCAGCCATATATAATATATTTTAATAATATGTTATAAATTCATTTAAGAACGAGAAAGTATCGACAACACAATAAAAAACATAAGAATAAAAGGAACAAGAACCAATAACCAAGAAATAGTGGTATGTCCATCCTTACAGATCAGGTTAAGAATCCATGTCCAGAAAAGAATGTATATAAGTTTGATAACAAATAAAAGGAGAAGATTTGGAACGCGCATATGCATTCCAGCAAGTTGCAGAGTATTCATGTTGCTTGTGAGGTTTTGAATTGCAACAATAATTAATCCAACAATGGAAATCAAAAAATACAAAAGAGCAGGAGAGCAAAGATCTTTTAATCTTCTGGGAAACATTTATATATTTAAACAAGAAAAAAAATTTGGTGCGTTAAATTAAGGGTAAAGGTGGGTTTGTTGTCGATAAAGGAAAAGGAATTTTACTAACATCTTGATTAAATGGTATATAATTTGGTGGTATCATAACAGATGGGCTAATAGTTCCTACAGGTGTGTATCCTATTGGATTGTAATTATCTAAACCTCCTGTATTTCCGCCTCTCGCTTTGTATCTCCTTCTTATTGTTTTTTTATATTTTCGTGTTCCTTGTTTTCTTCTGTAAGTTCTCGCTCTGCGCCTGTGAGATTTTTTCTTATGAGTCATATTATACTATACCATTAGAAATATTTTACCCTAATTAGTATTATATTTTTCGTTTGAAAAAAATATGATATATAATTTATAACGCGTTCAAATATATTGGATTATGGATGCAATTAAAGTTCAACAATAGTCATCATTTGGTTTCTGCAACACAATTTTTTGATTCCGAGTAAGTCCATAACTTCTTTTTCTGGAGTTACTAATTGAGAATTATCTTCTGTAAGATAGAGAATTCTTTCTGGGTCTAATTTTCTTTGTGCTTTTCTCTGTCTAACTTCATCCAAATATGCACGATAGAGTTCACCAATAACTTTTCCACAACCAGGGCATTTCACAGGAACAATCATTTCTTTATATAGTTTTGTGATACTATTTATTTAAATAGTTTTAATCAATTTTTATTAATTAGAGGATGGTTTCACCGGTTCTTTAGAAACAATAATCATATATGAACTAGGAGGAGGTTGGATGGGAGTTGTTTCTTTTGTTAAAGGAGAGTTGTGTGTCGATGTTGTTGATGTAGTGTATTTTGCTATGATAGATGCTGGTATAAGAGTTGCTTGATGTGCTTCTAAAAGTTTATAACACTTGTTTATTGTGACTTCGCTAATTTCACTGACGTTTTTAATGTCTCTCTTATTTACATTTAATCCACAAGTCTGTGATACAAAGTAAATGATTCCAGCACAAATAGCATTTGGAACATTTGCAGGCATCAAGTTCTTTTTCTCTACTATTTTTGAGATAAACATACAGAGTTTCGTTAATTCTTGATTAATGTTGAGTTTGGAACAATATCTTTCTACAAAGTCAATTGAGTTTGTCTTACACCATTTTGTTAGATCTTCTTCTTCTGTATTGAATTCTAGTGTATTGATGATGGCCATAGCACACTTACATCCTTTCGTTGCACTTGTTAAATCTAAATGAAAGATATTAGCGATCTCTGTAGTATCTCTTGGGAAACCGTGCTTTTTGCAACTTAGATAGATGGATGCCGCCAACACTCCATCTCTATTATTTCCTCGAAAAGATATATTAGTGTCTGATATCTTTTTGTGATATACCATAGCAGTGTCGATAATAATTTGAGGTATATTAGCATTACGAGACATAGTGGTAATCCTCTGGAAATCATCATATTGAGATTTTTCCTTGTAAGGCATTGATTGCCATTCTGTGTATCTTTTTATTTTTCGTAATTCGTAAGAACAAGAACCATAATTCATAACTTTACAGCCAAATGACGATTCCTGTAATAGTGGATTTATGGGCATACCACAACGAGTAGGGTCTGTAGAATGTGAATCCTCTGCACCATAAAATCTCCACTCGGCAGAATTATCTAGCAAGTCTTTGTAAGTTATTCCGCAGACTTTGCTCGTACAAGTTAGGAATCCTTCTTCTGAAAAGGCAAGAGGAGAATTACACATTTCACATTGTTCTCTGTTGGAGGTCGTGTTGCTGTAAATACATTCCATAGGTTCTGCCGGTTGTTTTACTTCTTGATTGAACTGGAGCCAGAGGTTTGCTTTAAGTTCTTTTGAGGACTTTGATAAATGTGTCTTTTTAGTTTTCATCATCTTTGTTTTTCTCTTAAAAATATGTTTTTTAATTCATTTTTTATTTATCATTATTCTTTATATGGGAAATACACAATCAAATATATTGGAAAGATTAGATGATATTGCTAGTGATTATATATTGGAAGCCGACTACAACACTCTTAGGAAAATGAAAGACAAAGACTATTGTAATCGTGTTACGATTGTTACAAAAGAGATTTTGGAAAAACAATTTAGCCATTTGGATATCGAATATTTGGCAACAAGGGCAAATGACGGTTGGTCTTGGGAAACACTTTTTAAATCAACTGAAACAAACCCAGAAGATAATACAGTTAAATATACAAAAAAAGATAGTGTTGGCTATGTTAGAAAAATAAACAATCCAAACAAACCTGAGATGTGTTTGTCGATATCCAAGTTTTATGTAAAAATCGGACACATATTTTCTGCAATTGTCGGAACAATAAAACCAAGGTATACCTTTAGCAATGGAGAAAAATATTCAATACTCACTCCAAAAAAAGAACTTCCGCCAGAAGTAGAAGGTGAAACCCCATTTCAACTATCCGAAAACGGCTTTTGTTACAAGAGAATAGAGTCTTTAAAATTTGGTACCGATAAAAAACAAGATTCCATCAATCCACAATTCTGTAATGCTAATAGCAAATACTCTTCGGCAAATGACATTCCTGGTGTTCCTGAATTTGAAATGTTATATTATGATTCTACTGATGAAAATGGAAACCCTATGATGTCTGACAGGAGTTTGTCGATATATAGAAAAGACCTCACTACTTTTTACAAAAGATTCACAGATGAAGAAATACTTCCAAATGATATACATAAATTCAGTGACATACAACTTAAACAATATAGCAACTCTGAAAGATGCATGGACAACAAATACAACCAACCAATTCAACCGATTGGAAATTCTCGAGAAACTGTTTTATTTGAAGACTATGCACTCAACTTACGTGAAATGATACAAGTAACTGGAGACTTACAACAAAACTTGGTTGATATATTAAATAAAATTTTTACCAAAAAAAAGAAGGGAGACAAAACAAAAATAACTATCCAACCAAATCTTACTGTTTCAAATATCGACAAACTCATTACAGAAACTCGAAACAAATTATTGGAGTTGTATTTAAGATGTGAAGAGTATTTTGAAAACGGAGTAAATATTTATAAAGCAATCGTTACTGAACGTATTATAAACAACACATTTGAAGAGTTTAATTCAGAAGAAACTGAATATTCTGAACCAACTTCTGTAATAGAACAAGAACCAGACTTACAATCCATTGATATTGAAGAGGAACCAGAATATGTATCGGAGGATGATGAATACGAACAAGAAGGAGAAGAGTATGTTCCAGATTATAATAATGAAACTATAGATTTACAACCTCAACAACCTGTAATGATTCCTGCACAAGAGCAACAGGAACAGCCCCAACCACCGGTAATGATGCCTCCACAAGAACCTCAACCAATACAGCAGCAACAGCAACAGCAACCGCAACCACCGGTAATGATACCTCCACAAGAGCCTCGACCACTACAACAACCTCAACCACCTGTAATGATGCTTCCAAAAGAGCAACAGCAACCGCAACAGGAACAGCCACAACCACCGGTAATGATGCCTCAACAAGAGCCTCGACCACTACAACAACCTCAACCACCTGTAATGATGCTTCCAAAAGAGCAACAGCAACAGCAACAACAACCTGTAATGATGCCTCCACAAGAGCCGCGTCCAGTTCAACCTCAACCTCAACCTATCCAAAGAAATCCGTTACAGGGTGTCTAAATAATTAACCAAACCCATAATCCTTTAATGCATCAATAGTATTTAAAATGGTTTGCTCTTGAGATGACAACTTTTGGAAAAAGATATAGTCTCCATTCATAGGAAATTGAAAGAATTTACCTTGATATGTTTTACAGATGATGTAAAGCCCATCAATGTTTATTTTGGTTTCACAAAAAACTGCTCCTTTGTTTAGGTGAAAGTCTTCGTCATCTTTGTCAAAAAACTCATTGTCATTTTCTTCTTCTCCTATGTAAACCCACCGTAAGTATGAGCCGGTTCTCAAGTCATTTAAATCTTCTACATATCGATAGGTCTTCAACTTTTCCATCAACTCGGATATTTTTTTTTTAGACAAGTCGAACTGTAGTAAAACATTTTTCTTTTTGGAAATAATACTGGCGTTTGTTTCGTCATAAATAGAATTATTTTGGTCGTTGTCTAAGGAACGCTTTAAATACTCTAACTCCATAGAATAGACTGGTATATATAAATACTAAAATCATTTATATATAAACTTAACGTAGGTTGTTTATTACCACGCAGAACCAAACGATCCTCCTAACAGACTGTTGGCGGCCATTGGTTCACCCATTCCTCCTCCAATGTCCATAGAAGATGGCATTTGAGTAAAACTATTTTCTAAAGATTGACTCATTGCATTAGGAAGATTGTCGATATTTGTTGTTCCTTGATTTGTTTGTGGAGGGGATGGTAGAGAAATCATTTGGACATCTGGCGCATATTTTGTTTGTGATTGAGGGTTTACACCTTGTTTAGACTTTGCCTTCTTTTTTTTTTCTGCAGGTGTTTCTTCTTTTACAAAAAGAGCCATGAATCTTTCTGTAAGTATCGATACCTTTTCACCGAGTTTTGATTGGAGACTCAACACAACAAGAAGTATCCCTAAACTAAAAAACAAAACACTATGCTTTGGATATTCAACTCCGCTATATGTTTTAAAGTATGTGCTAAATCTATCAACAAATATCAATCCTAAAAAAATGAGAATCACTTGAGCAATCACTTCCATACCAATTTCTAAACTTCCCTTTTCATCTGTCGCTTCAGGAATAATATATTGTATAATTTTATTCAGTGTTACAAGAGGAACAAGAGAGATTAGAGTATATTGTAACACATTTAAAATGTCTGCCTTCCCTTCTCCCTCAAAATTAAAAACATGTGAAAAAAAGGTATCTTTTTTGGATGAGTCATAATCATCGGTTTCTTCTACTTTACCAAACTTCATAATATAAATAAAGAAAGATATTTCATTTATAGTTGATCGTAAATATTTAAGTTTAAACTCAACTATAAAAAACGAACCATTAAATAAATGAGTAACCGTTCATTAGCCGCTGCCAGAAGCCGACGTACCCCTCAAGAGGTTGTTAGTGAATCTTCTATGAAAAAGAACCAACAGATTCCTCAACAGAAAAGACCCAATACAGCACCTTCAAATGCTCCATCTTCCGGAGCGTCACAAAACAAAATGAGTATCGGTGATGCAATTGGACTTATTACTATAAGATTGTCTAAATTAGAGTCACATATGTTGAAAGAACAAACCGAACCAAACTTGAATGTTACCGCTTCTGGAGGTGTTACAGATGTCGATACTGTTCTTAGGAGTTTAGTTTCTAGAGTTACCGGATTGGAAAAGTCTAGTGAATCCGTAGAACAAACTTTAGGGGACTTGAATGAGGCTGTTAAAGAGTTGGAGGAAAATCCCCAAATACAAATACAAGAAGCAGTATCTAACAAACCAGATCCACTTTTGTTAGAGCGTATCGAAAAAGCAGAAAGAGAAATATCTGATTTGAAACTCTTGGTGATCAAACTCCAGACAATGCTTATCGAAACTACTTTATCTGTAAAGACCCAGCAACCAGTTTTATCCAGTTATCAGTCGTCTCTCCCATTGACACCTTCCCCTTCCCCTTCTCCTCCTTATCAACCAGAAGAATCCACCACAGGTTCGATGATATTGGAGATTTAGAGATATAATTATTAAAGAAAGTATTTAAAGCCTTGAATATTTAAATTGCATTTACATATTAATTAAAATTGAATATAAATATGTTTATTAATATTTAATAAAACAAATGAAGGAGGTATTCAACAATTATTTGAACCCAATTCAATACAATAAAATTTGTAAATACTGGAGATTTATCAACGAAATTTCATATAAATTGGAGAATTTTGATTATTCAAAATACGAGTCTTACCAAGAGTATTCGGATGATGAAGAAACAATATCAAGATGCATTGAACGTAATAACAAATTAGATCGTTGTCTTGAAAAACTGAAAGAAAAGTTGAATTATTACCAACAAGAATATGAAAAATATATAAATTCTATTGGATTTGAACTAGGCAATAGAACTTATGATGAAATATTATTCAATTTGTTAAATGATGGAATTATTTTAGATTAATTATCCCAATATAAATATTCAAGGGTTTAAAAACACTATAACACACTAAATTTATAACAAAAATGGAAATGATTGTGGCAGTTTCGCAGAACGGGTTGATAGGAGACACAGAACAAAACACTCTGTTATGGAATATTCCTGAAGATTTGTCAAGATTTTCAAAGATGACGCGGGGACACGTTGTAATAATGGGACACAAAACATTTTGGAGTCTTCCTAATGGAAAACTGAAAAATAGAATAAATGTGGTCCTTACAAGAACTCCACCTGTTTTACAAATTCCAGAATATACTAATGATGATCTTTTTTTTGTCGATATATCAAGATTGTGGACTCTTCTCAACAGATTTACCAACAAAAAGGTCTTTGTTATTGGAGGAGCCTCTATATACAATCTTCTTTATCCATTCTGTTACAGTGTCCATTACACACTTGTAGATTTAGAACCTTACGGAGATGTCATGTTTCCTTTTTCTAGAGAATGGTTGAAACAAAAATCAAATGAAGTGGAGGAAGGAGAATGGAATATTTCTATATCTGGCACAAGATATAAATATATTACATTCAATATTAAACATTAAAAACTAATAATATTTAAATGTATTCTACTTCGTATGAACTTGCGGATATTACAAATAAAATGGAAGCCAACTGTACTATAAACGAAGATAACAACCTATGTATAAATCTCTGTGGAATACCAGTTTTAAAGACCTCTGACGCGATTTCTTGTTGTATGCAGTACATCACGTATAAAATTCAACAAGTACTTATGTTTAATGACACTATCGATATTAACCTCTATATCACAGAAGATATCAAAATGGAAATGTTTAAAACCATAAAAATATTTTTTGACCTCTTTAAAAAAGAACTTCCAAACAAACTAAACAAATGTAAGATATATGCAAAAGCAAAGTATAAGGGAATTGCTTCTATGTTGTTAACGTTTGCTGACAGAGAAACAAAATCGAGGATGGAGATACTCAATCTGTAAGGGTGTAGTGGTGTGTTTAACAATCTAAAATAATTTATACTATTTTAATAAATGTTTGAATTATTTATCGTCATACTTGTATTTAGCATTGTGTTGTTCTTTTATATACACATATACCATAATTATAAAACAAGCAACGACCTTGAGGTCTATGAAATAGAGAGAGTATCAAAAGAAAAACTGGAGGAGGTCTGTAACCTAAAGCAACCGTTTATGTTTAATTACGATGAGTCAATTATACAAAGTACAGACCTTTACAGATTAGATTCTCATTACAATAATTTTGACCTAAATATCCGTAAAAATATTACAGAAGATGTTGTGGTAGACAACAATGAACTTCATGAAGAACCTGTTCCTTTGCCAGTTGAAGAAGCCCTTGCACTTTTTAAGAGAGACACAACAAAATCATATTTTACAGAGTTCAATCAAGAATTTTTGAATGAAAGCGGAATCATAAAACACATACAAACAGATGACGGATATTTGAGACCTCCATTGGTGACAAATTGTTTATATGATGTGTTGACAGGTGCTTCTGGAGCACACACTCCACTTCGGTATGATGTAAACTACCGTAATTACTACTTGGTTACTCACGGTAATGTAAGTATTACTATGATTCCTCCAAAGTATTCGAAATACTTGTATCCTCAGAATGATTATGAGAATTTTGAGTTTAAGAGTCCGATTAATGTGTGGAGTGTACAACAGAAATACAAGGCAGATTATAATAAAGCAAAACACATAACTGTTGTTCTCAATCCTGGAAAAATTCTATATATTCCTCCATATTGGTGGTACTCCATAAAATTTAACAAGAAGGCATCTATTACAAGTATGAAGTATCGAACTGTGATGAACAATGTTTCCATATCTCCCTGTTTTTTTATGCATTTTTTACAATTGTATAACGTAAAAAGGAATACAATTGAAAATATAAAAGTGGCTGATATTATTTCATCTACAAATGAACCAGATAAAATAAATACATAAAAAAATATATAATATATAACTGCCTATATATAATTTATATGAAGTTGAAATGAAATGAAGTTTTTTTATTAAATGAAATGAAATGAAATTTTTTTATTAAATTAAATGTCTACGAAATGTTAATGAATATCTACAATCTTTTACCTTTTTTTCAACAGGAATTTCGTGTGTAAATTCTTTTTGAAAGTTACCAAACATTTGAATTATTTTATTTTGTTCGGTTGGTACATCCAACACTATCTTACCTGTAATTTTATCTCTAATCCTAAACTTACGAACGGCTCCAAATGACATCGCAATTACACCACAAGTAGGCTGTAACCCTCTTTCATCATCAGAATGTTTACCAATATATTCTTCTCCACTTTCATATTTATTAATCAAAATACCATTAAAACTTGCATCAAATTTATTATTTATATAACCCAATAATTCAATCAAACAAGGCTTCATTTCTTTTGAAGGTGTAATCGTAGTGCTATAATTATAACCTACCGACGTATCCGAATAAAACCCAATACTTCTTTGCTGATGACAGATCTTACCAAATATTTTAATTTCGGGATGATAATCCAATTCGGAATCGACTTCGCGAACACATTGCTCTAATAACTCCATTATTTCCTCTTCCAATTCATAAGTATTTAATTGAGACGACGCGGTTTGAATTAGTGTTTCCATTTAACTTGTGATATGGATTGTAAAATTATTTCATTTCAATTTTTTTATTATTACAAATAAATCTGTTTCAGATGTTAACAGGTTTACAAACATTTTCTTGACAAAAAACTAAAACAAAACCAAAAAAGATGATAGAGCATTTAATTAATATTCCCATATCATTCACTACATCTCTGAGTTCTTCCAACTCTTTTTTAAGTTCTTTGTTAGAATTCGAAATCTTTTTGCTATATTTAAATACCTCTTCTATAACAGAAATTGTATTTAGGTCTTCTTCTGATATTTCAGACATAACCTCATCTTCTAGTTCACGTTCAATTAGTTCTGGCAATGACTCAATATCGTCCTCATCATTATTATCATCATCATCATTTACCTCGGAATATCTTTCTTCTTCATTATCATTATCATAATCTTCAATAATAAATTGTCCATCGATCATATCTTGATAAGTAGAAAACTCATTTTTATATACCTTCATATTTTGTTCGTATTTGTCTATAATTTCTTTAAAAGACATTTCATCCTTAACAAAAAGATGTGTTTATATTATCTTTTTATACTTTTCCTTCTTTTCCGGTTTCTTCTTTTTTTGGTTCTTCCAAAAGAAGATTCATCTGGCACATATGGTTCTTCGTTATATATATTCCACGAATAAGTATTAAGCGGATCTTTTGGAACTATAGCATTTTTATATAAATATCTTTCTTTTAACATTTTTAATAATTTGGACTCTGTTTTTGTTACATAAAACTGCATAGAATTGTATTCAGTAGTTTCAACCGCTATTCTGTATCTTTCTATTTTACCGTTTGGTTTTCTTACTCTGAATTTAACATAAGGCAAAACATGGTGGGTGTATCCAATAGAAGTTTGAGAGTTTCCATATGTTCTAATAAATTCTTCTGGACTATTCCTAAGTGAATCGTGTGTCGATGGTTCGTATAAGAAAAAATAAGGATACCCTTTTTCACTAAAAATTCTTTGGGCATTAATTTGACATACCACACCAGTGTTACAATATCCAACTAAGGATTCGTAAAAATGTTCTAACGCGTCCTTTATATTGTTTATATTAATATCATTAGTATATGTCACAACAAGAGGAAATGGTGATATATCTATCACAATCCTGTCATATTTATCCATAAAATTTAAAAAATGTTCTTTAACAGAAATAGTCATTTATATTTATATATACTTTATTTATAATGTCATCTGCTTTTTATCCATTAGGTTTTAAGACATATAATAACCATGTTCCACAAGGTGGCTATAAATCTTGGAAAGGAAAAGGAAAATTTGCTCTTCCTGTTGGAATGACTGCAACACATATACGTCCTTTGACAAACAAAGATCCAGGAAATTGTTTCTCTCCTGGATTCGGGTTACCAAGGCCTCTTCAGCACTATCGCCGTGGAACATTACAAAGGACACCTCAATTTGAAGAAATATTACAAACTTATCCTGAGATTGCTTACAACTTGGATCGATCTATAAAATCTTCACATGGCTCTTCTCTAGGTGGAAAAAACAACGGATTAATGGCCCACTTGATGGATTCACCTGCGGGATATGTGGTTAAGGATAATACAACTGACTCTCCAAATTTTATTGCTGATTGTAAAGAATGTCATGGAATTGCTATTATCGACAACACACTTCCTATTCCAAGTTTAACAGAAACCCCAGAAAGAAATGTAGAATCCAGAGAACTCTGTTGTAATGAAGAGAGAAAAGCCGAAAGGATGGTTCTTCCAACAAAGACTATGTTAAGCAAACGTTATTATCAAACAACTTATGCCAAACTGTATAACAGGTGTAACACATTTCAACAGAAACAGTTTAATTACAAGAGTGGTCAAGATCATGGCGTTGCTCAGATATTAAGTTCGAATCCTCTTGTGGCAGGGTTTTTGCTTAGACACATAAAACCTGGTTCTCCCTTGGCAACGCAATTTGAATATCAATACGTTGGACAGTGTAACCCCAATTTTGTAGTTGACCAAGCGGCGGTGGGTTCCTTTTTAAATGGTTTATCAAAAGAGTTATATGGAGCCAATAAAATAACAGAAGACCAATACAAATCTCTATTAAACCTCTACAAAGTTGAAGAATATCTATCTCTTCTTTCCACCATTCTCCCATATGAACAATATACAGATGTAGTAAAGACAATCAATAGTAGTGCGGCAAGTTTGATTAATGCAGACAAGGACTGTGGAAAGGTAATCTATAAACCAAACAATTACAAATATGCCCAACAAGGTGCTGTTACAGCAAGCACACGTATCTTACAACTGAATGTTGAGACAATTAACAAGAATTTATACCAGATGGAGAGGGGATTTAACTATAAGGAACAACTATGTAAGCCAAAGCATTGTCCTGTTCCAACTTTGTCATATATTACACATTAAAGTATACAAGTAATATATATATATATATATATGAAGTCTCACAAAACTAGAAAATATCGACAACGATCGGCTGGTGGAAAGTGGTCTCTCAAATATAAACGCAGTATTAACTGTAAGAGGCCCAAGGGATTTTCACAGAGGCAGCATTGTAAGTATGGGAGGAAGGGGTGGCGGCTTTAAGTCCTTTTTAAAACCTTTTAAATAAATGGGTTAAAGAGTTATATGTAATTTAAGAAATTTACGCCATATGTTCAGACGACAAGTTAATAATTTAAAGTGGGTTTTCATACCAATCGTCAGCATCATTCTGTTATTTTTGCCATATATTTTGGGATTAATTGGTCTTTCAAGTGTTGGACCAATTGCAGGAGGGTTTTTTTCAACTATGCAAGGTGCCGGAATTGTTTCAGGGAGTTTTATGGCTATGATACAATCATTTGCTATGAGTGGATGGGTCATATTAATACAATTAGTTACAGCAGTTAGTTGGATTATAATTTCATTATTCGCTTTTATAAAAAAATATTTATTTTATTATAAAATAAAAACACAGCATCACTTTTATTAAGGTACAACAACCTCAATTATTTTATTTTCCAAATAACAGAGAAAGTACTCAATGTGGTAGATATTGTGATGGTTATTGTTGTAAAGATGTAAGAACTTTAACAGATGTTCTGTGATGTCGGTAATAACTTCTCTTCGAATTTTTTTTGTCATTATAAAGTGATTTATAATATACCAAATGCTGTTGTATACATCTATGTTATATACTAACAGAGTATAAATGTGATTTCGAAAGGTAAAATAATCAAAGTTCTCAACATCTTCCATATATCTTATGAGTTGGTTACATATTGGTATATGAGTTGCTGTCATAGAAGGACACTTTATATTTATTATTGTCGATAAATCAACAAACTCTTTTTCTTTTCCTTCTCCTTCTCCTTCTCCATCTCCTTCTGGAATGAGGGAACATACCCTCTCGTAATCTGTTATTGAAGGACGAGGTACATAAACCATATTACAACTTTGAATTATATTATCTGGTATAAAACTAACATGTTCCGTCATGAGTATAAATGTTATGAGAGGATGTTTCATATAATTGTAGAAATTGTCTAACATCTCGTTATTTATTTCATGGAAGTTCTTACAAAGAATAATACCTGGTTTTCCTATAGTTGTTATGATATCAACAAGTTGTTGATAGATTTCATGCCACAAAAGTTTTGAGTTGTATGTGAAGATAGCCATATCAATTTCATAATGTACATCACTTATTTGAAACTGATATATTTTAGTGTCAAATGTGATTGAGATTTTTCTATTATATTTAAGTCGAGACTCACTATATTTGCATATATGCTTAAGAATGAGTGAATACTTACCTACACCGGGCGGACCATAGAAAATGGTGTTACCAAACTCCAAGTTAGAAACATAATTAACCAATTCTTCACTGTGTAATTCAGATACTTTAAAATACTCATCAAAATGAACCATAATTCAATTACTAAACATATAAAGGGTTGTCTTTGTATGTTTATTTTTTAAATAATTAATAATAAAATGTAATAATTAAATAATACGATGAACCTCGTAATTGACACAGAAAAATGTAAATCAGATAATATTACAATCTTCAAGAATTCTAAACATAAAACACGAATCGGATACAGAGACAATAGACTTTTGTTAAATGGACTGTATTTGACACTCAACATTAAAGATCTCTGTATTTTTTACATCAATCACTCTTACAAGTGTACTTTTGGATATAATAAAAACAAAGAATTGTTGGCGAAACTTATACAACTGGAGAAGGACATTTTATCAAAGTACGTATTGGAATCTTCTACTAAGAAACCAGTTTATAGCATTTATCGACAAGTTGTAGAATATCCTGGAACTATTTCTTTGTCTTATGTTAAAAGAGGATTGTATAAAGGATTAATAGTAAAGATAATTGGAATATGGGAATCTGAAAGTGAATATGGATTAATCCATTATTTTTACCCCACAAATAAATAAATAAATGGAATTATTTGTTTTTATTGATAATTTGTTCTATTTTCATTACTTCCACTAGTATTTATGTAAACCTGGTTCAATATTGTAATTAAGAATGTAGCAAAAGCAAAAACAAGTATTACTACCTTAGGAATGGTATATAAGACACTTGACTTTTCTAAGGGAACTTGTGATATTCGAATAAGGACAACGAAAAGAATGAGAACTATAGTTACAGGAAATAAAACTGTTCTGTGTTTGTATATGTTAGCAAGTACTATCATTCCTATGGAAAGCACCGTAATAATACCAAAAAGAATAGAATCAGCAAGAATTATTGAGTAATATATATCCTGTTTATTTTCGTTAGCAGTTGTCGGATGCTTCTTAGTATCTATGTAAATTTCATTTGAATTGAAAAAATTAGATGCAATTGTTAAATCAGTTGAAACTACTCCTGCAGAAAATATGAATAAGAAAAAACCATACACCCCAGTTAATATTTGGACTATGAATTCATAATTCATATACAACAAAACTGGTATGATGACAGTAAATATAAAAACTAAAGCACCAGACAATATAATGATTGGATTTGATGTAATGTCTTTCATATCATTTCCACCTCGTTGATGTCTTTTTCTCATACTTATATGTTATATGAATAATAATTCTTACGCTAAATAGAAAATAATTACATAATTATATTTTTATATATTATATTATAAATGCCTTATTATCCTGAAGCAAATATATTATTTATACACATTCCAAAAACAGGAGGAACTGTTATTGAAATTGCTATTTCAAAACAATATGAACAAACATTAATAGGTGGCTACTTAAACAATTTATTTGATTTTCCTTACAATATGACGTCTTTACAACATCAGTATTATACAACTCTTTACAAATATCGTAATAAAACAAATATCGATTTTGAAAGAGCAAAAGTGTTTACGATTGTGAGAAATCCTTATGACAGAATAATAAGTGATTTGCTTTGGTTTGGTTTAATAAAAAAAGACTATACAGCAGATCAAGTATTTAGTGTAATAAAAGATAATTATTTATATAGAAACAATTTAGACAACCATAACAGACCTCAATCTCATTTTGTTACATATGAAAATAAAAAATTAATACCAAGCATTAAAATTTTCAATTCTGAAACTTTAAACGAGGATAATGAAAAGTTGAATGAGTATTTGGGAATTAACATAGACATTCGCCAAGAAAATGTGAATAAAGATTACTCACGGTATTTGAATAAAAAGTCAATATCTCTTATAAATGATTTTTACAAATTGGATTTTGAATTATTCAATTATAAAATGATTCATGACATTTAAATTTGTATTGAAATATATTATTAAATACAAATTTAACGGAAAATAATGATATGGTAAGGTGTAAAGAAAAGTATAAATTCTTTACATAGGTACGATTGTAGCATGGTAACCATACAATTGTGTCTGAATAGTTCTGTTGGGAATACATACAGGAGGAAGACCACCAACCCACTGTGTGTTGATAGATCCTCTAAGTTGAGGATTAGAACTCAAAAAGATACCGACAGATGGACTAAGACCACCTTTCTTATTTCCACCGCAAGTAGGCTTGTTAACAATAGACGCGGCGTTTCTCGCCATTTTTGAACCACTCATGTAAACCATTTTATACTATACTAAAAGAAAAAAATGATGGAGATTATCGACAAATTAATTTACTTACTGTAAACAAATGTTGTAAAGCAATCTGTTTTGTATATATGCAACCAAATAAATGGGAATAGAAGTCAAAAGCATGAAACTAGTAGGACTATTTTTTGATGTAATTAGGTTGTAAATAATAATAATAACAGCGATTATAGAGAAAAACAGGGAAAATAAAGACATAAACTGGAATATAACACAGTATTGTTTGCCTAAAGGACCGGTGAGATTCATTTATATAATTACAAATATAATAAAAATATTAAAAGGTATTAAAGAATAGTCACAACACCTACAGAAATGTCGATTGACTACGAAAACAAAACACTTGAAGATGGTGAAGAAACTACCACAATTTTAACTTTCAACCCTTACAACCCTGTAAACGTTGAAATCACAGAATCAGAAATAACTAATATACTAATTAGTTATGGATTGCCACCAGTTATCCATAATTTATCCTTATATAAAAGAGCCTTTGTTCATAAATCATATTTGAAAAAAACAGATGAAGAAAATGTTAAATTAGGTGTAGTGATTGCTGAAAAACCAGAAAATTGTTTGTCTCTAAAAACAAAGTCTAACGAACGACTGGAATATCTAGGAGACGGAATTCTCGAATGTACAACTAAAATGATTATTTACAAAAGGTTTCCTAAAGAAAATGAAGGATTTATGACAAATAAAAAAATTGCCCTTGTGAAAAATGAAACCATCGGACGAATTGCCATTGAAATGAAACTTAACCAATGGCTCATATTATCTCGTAATGCAGAGGAAAAAAATATAAGAACAAATGTTTCTAAAATGGGATGTCTTTTTGAAGCATTTGTTGGTGCTCTTTTTTTAGATATGGAAAAAGAAGGTCAAGGGGTTGGATTTAGTATGGCCTCTAAATTTATTGAAAATGTTTATGATACTCACATCAATTGGAGAGAACTTATCGAAAATGATGACAACTATAAAAACATATTACAAGTACAAATACAAAAAGAATTCAAGGTAACACCTTACTATTTAGAGATTGACCATACATTTGAAGAAGGATATAGAGTAGGAGTATATCTTTGTATCGGATACGCACACATTGTTGCGGGTTCTGAAATACATAGAAATGCCTTAAATGTGTCGATGTTTTCTACTATTGAAGAAATCAAAAACCATATACAAACACACAACCAACTTCTGTTATTTTTGGGAGAAGGATTACATAAGATTAAAAAGAAAGCAGAACAAGAGTCTTGTTATAACGCATTAAAGAACATCGACAGAATAAAAATATAACAATCTATTATAAATGAACCGCATCAAAGACTTAATGAAAATATCTCCAACGAATGAAGATTCCCAGCCAATTAACATAATTTATAGAGATGGTATTTTGTTTGAAGACAAAACAAATGAAAATATGCCCAACAAATTTGATGAGGTTATTAAAAAAATATTTGATAAACAAATAGCACTTTATAAAAAACCAAAGAAACGAATCCGAGTTATAGAAGATGAAGACGAATCAACTACCGGTGTAGAGAATGTTCCTAAAAAGGAAAAAGAAAAGAAGGAAAAGAAACCAGAAAAAGAAATAGAAGAAGAAAGAGAGAAGGAGGAGGAGGAGGAATCTGCAGAAGAAGAAAAAGACTTTAATGACATTTCACAAATAGTAGAATACATTCGGAAAAATAAACAAGGACGCATTCCACATATCGAAAACTCTTATTACTTAACCAACCGCAAGAGATTTGTAGAATTTATAAGGAGAATGTTTGGAAAATATCAAGAAGAGTTGGCTGCTCTCACTAAACCAGCAAGTTGTGATACCATCTCTTCTGAAAAGAAACTTTCCCTTCTAGTACATCAAAAACTTATTACGGATTATTTGAATATGTATACTCCTTACAGAGGTCTCCTGTTATTCCATGGTCTTGGAAGCGGTAAAACTTGTTCTTCGATTGCGATTGCAGAGAACTTCAAGAATCCAAATAAACAAGTGATTGTAATGACCCCTGCATCTTTGAAACCAAACTTTATTAAAGAAATAAAAAAGTGTGGAGACTTTGTTTACAGATTGAATAATAACTGGATATGGCAACCATATGAAAAACTGAAAAAATATTCTAATCGCCTAGAAGACGAGATGTATTTATCACCTGGATACATAAAGAATCATAATGGTGCTTGGGTTATCGACCGCGAAGTAACCGGAAAAACTACTACTCGTAAAAACAAAGAAGCCATTAATTCTAGAGCCCGTCACACTTTAGACGAACAACTAAATGAAATGATACAGAAGAGATATCGACATATTAGTTACAATGGTGTCCGTATGTCACATCTTTCAACTCTCAGCGAGGGATTTACAAAGAACCCATTCGATAACAAGGTTATTATTGTAGATGAAGCCCACAAGTTTATCAGTCCTATTGTTAACAAGATTAGAGATAACTCAAAGAGTCGTAAGAAAAATGAAAAACCTACAGGAGTCGCCCTTACTTTGTATGAATATTTGTTAAGTGCTAAAAATGCCAGAATAATCCTTTTAACGGGAACTCCCATAGTAAATTATCCAAATGAAACTGCTGTGTTATTTAATATACTTCGAGGATATATTCACACATATGAATTAAGTGTAAGAGTTCGTTCTTCTGAACGTGTTAACAACGAAACCCTAATGAGAATGTTTTACAACAGCGAAATATCAAAACAAGTAGACTATTTTAATTACTCTCCTTCTGATAGCACACTAACCATCACTCGTAATCCATTCCATTTTTTAAATACAAAAACTTCCAAAGGTAATTATAGTGGTGTAAGACTTGATACAGAAGATACTGAAGGTGTCGATATGGACGGTGGAGAGTTTATAAAGGCTGTTTCTACAGAACTTAAAAGATTAGAAATCGATGTGGAAAAGGTAGAACAAAAATATTATAAAAACTTGCCAGATTCTCTTGATAGTTTTATGACACGGTTTTACTCTGGTGTCAATATGATTAACAAAAACCAACTCTCTAACAGATTGGTAGGATTAACCTCTTATTTTTCTGGAACACCAGAATTGTTGCCTAGATATAACAAAGAAGAAAATTATCATGTTGTACGTGTACCTATGTCAACATACCAAGCAGAGCAATACGCCCGTGAGAGATTGTATGAAATGAATTCAGAAAAAACAAGTCGTATGAAAATGGCTAAAGATGAGTTTGCGGAACAGCCTTCATCCTACAAGATATTCTCGAGATTGTATTGTAACTTTGCTATGCCAGAAGATCTGGAAAGACCTAAACCAGATAAAAGTTTTATCGGAAAGGAAAAAGAAAAAAAAGGAGGTTTTGGGGATAGTGAAAGCGATGGTGAAAGCGATGGTGAAAAAACAGAAACAGAAAAAGAAACAGAAGCAAAAGAAAATGCTGAATTAGAAAAAGGGGTTGATGAAGAACTTTTAGAAAGGGCTGATGTAAAGGAAGGTCCTCCTCCTGCAGAAGAAAAACCTAAACCCAAAAGGGCATATGTAAGAAAACCAAAGGAAGCCAAAGAAGGGGCTCCTTCAAGAAAACCAAGAAAAGCCAAAGAAGTTCAAACTGAAGGTGAGGAGGAACAAAATGAATTTAAAGATGCAGAAGAACATGATGCCGACGAAGTATTAACAGAAGACGTGGCTTACAATGAAAGAATAACAGAAGTCCTTAGAACCCTAGAACAAAGAGGAGAAGAATACTTTAGCACACAAGGATTAGAAAAATACAGTCCAAAATTCTTGAGCATTATACAAAACATACAAAATCCGCAAAACGAAGGCTTACACTTGGTTTACAGTCAGTTTAGAACAATGGAAGGAATCGGAATATTTTCTTTGGCATTGAATTACAATGGATTTGCAGAGTTCAGGATTGCAAAAGATCCGGCAACTAATAGTTGGAGGTTGAATATTAAAGAAGAGGATATGTCAAAACCCAAATACGCACTTTATACTGGAAAAGAATCAAAAGAAGTCAAAGAAATCATTATGAATATCTATAATGGGTTCTTTGATTTAGTTCCTCCGGAATTAGTTCCAGTGTTAAGAGATATGGCTCCAAATAACAATATGGGAGAGATAATTAAAGTATTTATGATTACTGCTTCGGGAGCAGAGGGATTGGATCTAAAAAACACAAGGTTCGTCCACCTTATGGAACCCTTTTGGAACTTTGTAAGAGTTGAGCAAGTAATAGGAAGAGCGGTTCGTATCTGTAGTCATAAAAATCTTCCAGAAGAATATAAAACGGTGGATGCTTTTATTTATGTGAGTGTTTTCTCTAATGAACAAATACAGGCTTTAACTGTAAAGGGTTCATCCAAGAAAACTGCAAAAACAGTTTCAAAAGACTTGATTATGGTTATGTCAAAAGACACTAGTAAGTTTAATGAAAAGATTCCTATTACGACAGATGAGAATCTGTATGAGATTTCTATGAGAAAGGAGGAGGCCATTTCGCAGTTAATAAAAACAATAAAGGAAACATCTATCGATTGTACTGTTTATCCAAGTAATGCGGTAGAAGGTCTGCAGTGTTTTATGCAAGATGTTCCATCACTCGAATATTCTTACAACCCTAATCTTGAAAAAGACATGATGGTATCTCTTAAAAAACCAATTTAATAAATTCTGCTAATGGTTTTTCTGTAGAATATCCATCTATTAATGTTTCATCATGACTACAAGGGTATATATCAAATAATTCTGGAATAAATTTGTATATTACATACCAGATATTTAATTCCCAAGTTCCTACTTTATATTTTGTAACCAATTCATCAGTGGCTTTTCTCATTTCTTCTGAAAAAACTAAAAGAGCGTTTCTACTTCCTCCAAATACTCCTCCAGCAAAATACCATAAGGGATAAATTATTAACTCATGTGAGTAATTATGATTGGTGTTCCAAATTCCACCTATACGAATATTATTGTTTAATACAGGCTGTCTAATATTATTAAGTTTCTCTATAAATTCTTGGTCAGTTCTTTCTTTACAAACATAACGGATTCCAAAATCTATCCATACATAATACTCTGTATTAAATGGATTAATTTGTATTGCTTCTTTCATATACTCCGTTTTATTCCACATAGTCAATAAAAATAATTTTGTATTTTTTAAAGGATTGTCTAGAGTAGGATAGTAATTTATTTTATCGACATATTTCATATAGTACATTTGTTCTCTGCTATATAAAATAATCCTTGTATTTTCTGGATCATAATCTTGTTCATTTATCTGTGAAAACATTTCTTCATCCAAAAAAATTATTTTTGGAGTGGTAGACTTTAAAAGTAATTTTCCATTTCTAGCATACATACCAGTTTTGTGCATATCTCTATTATTTGCGTTGCTTACAAATCCGGAAACTATAGTAACGCGGTTGTTTAATTCCATTTAATAAGTTATTCATATAAAGTTTTTAAATGGAATGATTATACTAAATCAATAGTGTAATATGTGTTCTTTAAGTGTTTTTATAAATATATTAAAACTTGAGCCTTAACATTTTCTCAAATGTTGAATCAATAATCTGGGGGAACTTATAAGTGTAACTGTGAGTAGAATATGTCGATAATAATTACATTCTAGTTATTAACATAATGTTTAAGTAAAAGGCTCTTGTAAGGTTGAAGAACAAGGATAATAACCATTTGGATTGTGTGTATAGTGACTATATTGACCGATTGTCATATAGCAAGGGAAACAAGGGTTTTTTCCACAGATTGTTGCTTTTCTATTTTTTGCTCTCCTATTAGCAATTGAGTTGGCACCTACACCGCTATTACCCGGTTTATATTTATTATATATATACTGCGGGCTATTACAAATTGATGTCCCTCCTGCAGTGAATTGGGTTGATCTCCTTCCACCACCTCCCATATTTTTTTTGTAATAAAACCCTGGGAACCCTGACCCGCCTCCATACCAGAATTGTCCGAATGAAGTCTTTGTTAATCTGTTGCTTCGTTGTGTATATGACATTTATATAATAGACAAATAATTAAAAATGTAGAATAATCTTTATATTATTTTACTTAATTCTTTTACCCTAAGAAAGTTCTTCCATTTCTTCTTCCATCTGCTGTTTTAGGTCATCATCATTTTCTCCAGCCTTCATCAATCTTTCTATCTTACTATGCTCTTCTCTTTCTTCTTCTTTTTTCTTTTCTTCCACTTCTCTAAACTTTGTATCAAACAAGTCTTCGATTGTTTTGAACTCATCTTCATGTTCTTCTGTTCCGTTTTTTTTTATCATTAACTTCAACTTTTTTATCTCTTTTGAAATCTGATCTAGGAAATCTGGATCTGCATCTAACAGTTCATCTATAATATCAAATGTCATAAACAGATGATTCAACTCTTGTTCTATTTTCTTTTTCTTTGAACTTTCCTTCTTTTCTTCAACAGTTTTTTCCTTTTCTATTTGTTTGTTTTTTTTCTTTTGAGTTTTTTCAATCACTTCTTTTTCTTTAGAAGATTTTTCACTTTCTTTCTTAGAAACTTCTTCTTCTTCAACAAATTGTGATTCACAATTAAATAGATACTCTCTGTATGAATTTTCTTGAAGACTTTTTAGATTTTTCATACAAATATAGTCACTCTTTATTGAAAGAGAAGCCTCCACCGCTTCTTTTATTTTGTCTTGAGAAACAAAGACCTTTACATCTTCCGTAAGGAGAGTTATGTGTTTGTTTATTTTGTCGATATCTTCATTCATCCTATTATTGTTTGCATATGATAGATATTTATAAAGTCTTGTAGAATAAGTGTCCATAATTCCTTCTAATTGTGCTATTAATATCTCGTGAAGTTCAATAGCCTCTTTTCTTTCTTTATACCCATACATCAAGTCGTTTTTGTTAACAATAATCGCTCTCTTAATTTCTTCTACTTGTTTTCTATGCTCACGTATAAGTTCTTCCAAGTTAAAAACTACACCATAAACCAACTTCCATCCTTTACAAGGTGAACTAGCAAAACAAACTATTTCAAGTGTTCGACAATAGGTCGACTCATCATAACTGTTAATAAATTGATTACCCCTTTTATTTATAGAATCAAATCTTTTATTACACAATACACATATTCCTGGTTTCTTTAGGGAGTTTTTTTTCATACTGTAGTAATAGTTTGTTTTGTCTTCTATTTCCTTTTTTTGCTTATCAGTCAACAATAGATCTGTATATTTGTCTACAACAATAGAACACCCCGTATCGGGGATTACAGACATAGGCTTAGGACTCTCGTTTTCTGTAGGTGGAAGTTCAGATGATACAGATTCTTCAGTCATTTAATATAATAATTCATTTTATTTTATTTAGTATGAAAATTCCGGGAGACCTGTTATCAATTCTTGATGGGCTATTCTTTTAGCATCTCGATAGTTTTTTATTTTTTGTATGATGTAGTGCTTCTTTTGATTTTCTTTTTCTTCCAGTTCTTCTTCTGTTGGTTTTCCCTTGTATTTTATATATAACAATAGTGAAACAAATAAGCAAAACCCTACTAATAATGACACATTTGTTATGCTGTTATAATAATTCATTTTAAATTCATGACACTTTTTAAGAGAATGCTTCAAAAAAGTTTTTATACCAGGCTCGATTAATTGAGGTTTAGTATTTTCCATATAAGTATATATGATTTTATCAAGTTTATTTTTTGTACTCATTATGCTAATTTTATTATACTGGGCTTTTATTCCAAATTACTGTAAAGATACCGTAGAATGTCACTTAAACTCTTCTATTACAAGCGGGGCTTACGGATGGTTTATGGCTGTGTTGATTATCCTTATGGTTGCTACAAATATTCTAACAGCAATAAATTGCCCTTCTCAAAATAAAATAGTAAATGTCGGTTATGCTATATTCAGTACTTTAGCATGTTGGTCTATTTTTATTTTTATAGTTTATGGAAGGGAATATCTTAGGATGAGTTTTGCAAATGTGTTCGGTTATATGTGGGTCTCTAAAAAAGCAAATGAAATCATAACAAAATTAATACCTAAAAATTATGTCGATCTTGAAGAACTCATTACGAAACTAACTAAAGAGACCGAAAATAATACAACAAAATACCCCATAGACAAACAATCCATTACAGAATTAATAGAATCTGTCCCTAAAACAAGGATCGATGATAACTTTGAATTGCTAACATATTTAAGGTCTGGTACAAACTATGTTTCTAGTTTGAAATATGTAAAAGACTTTACAAACAAAGTATTTAGAGAAGATATCGGAACGGCAATTGATCAAGGAGAACCTTCTGTAAAAACAAATACAGACTTGGTTGAACTTTTGAATATACTTTACACAAGAGATGTAATAGGAGAGATTATATTGTTTGTATTGGCTTCAGTAATGTGCATTTATTTAAGTGAATATCTTATTAAGAAGATAAATTGTAGTTACAAAACACCCGAAGAAATACAAAAAGGAATAGACGATTATAATGCTGAATATAACAAGCAACAAGAGATGGAAAAAAATCAAATCGTAGTAACTGTTTAGTTTACTATTGGTGTAAATAGAACCTATGAAATATATTTACAAATTATATAAGAATGAAGGATTTCATAAGAACAAATGCTCCTCTTTGTGCTATAATTGTATTTTTAGGATTATATGCTGCTATTGTTCGATTCAAACCAAAAATGATTTTTTATGAAGACGGAACACTCAAAGACTTTGGATTAGGATATAAAAATAAAACAATTATACCTATTTGGTTAGTTGCTGTTGTTGTAGCAATATTATCTTATATGATTGTTATGTATGTTGGTTATTTGTACTAGATTAATAAATTAGTTATATAGATAAATCAGTAAATTATTACAGTATAAGTTTTATATGTAATAATTCTTTTTCCATTTATTTATTTAACTCTTCTATATCGACATTTAAGTAGTCTCCGTCTTCTAAACCAGCGTCTCCTTCATCTCCCACAAGTTCTCTCCAGTCCATATCAAAGTCAAAGTCCTCTTCCAATTTTTCTTCCTCATCCAAATCATAAGCAAAGGTTTCATCATTTTCTCCTGTTTCTTCTGCGTCATATCCTTCTTCATCTTCCGTAGAAAAACGGAATGCATCGTCTTCATCAAAAATCCCCTCTTCCTTGTCATAACCGGATTTTGTATATGCCCGCAGATTCTTTGGCATACTCCATCTCTTCAACTTGAGTACTTTCAATACCTTGTTAGATTGATGTTCATCACTAGTGAGTTTTGCCAACTCATCCAACATTCTGTTTTTCTCAATATTTTTAATATTTATTACAGAGTCAGCAACATCTTTCATTTCTTTATTTACAACTGCTTTTTGGTCCATAAATATTTCAAAAAAAGTGTCCATCATACTTGCAACTACTTTTGGAGGAACTATGCGACCCTCTACATTTTCCCCTAAGTTTAAGTACTGTATGTAAATAATATAAACAAAATACTTAAAGAGAAGACCCACGGCAGCCAAATCCAATACTGTCTGTTCTGGGTTCTGTAATTTATAACTATCAAAATCCTTGTAATATATTCCCAGTTTATTCACCAAAGACATAAAACTCTTTGTATTATCCTTCATGAACCTAACCATCGATACGACATCCTCGTTTTCATAAAATACTTCTAATAACTTGTACTTTTCAAGCATTACACGAATCAAATCTGTTTGATGTTGCGGGGAAATATCCCAGTACTTAGGAATATCTAATGTTGTAACATTATTCTTTGTCTTATTGCCAATAATCGCAGGATATACTTGTGTTATATTTTTCAAAAGTGTTGTAGTCATTTCAACCATAATTTCTGGATTAACAAAAGATTCCAATAGACCATCTACATATTTAAATGTCTTGGATTTTGTTCTCGACATAAATGTTTTTATTTTTGTGAGGAACTTTTTGTTTTCATTGTTAAGGAATGTTTTTAATCTTGGGAGACCTTGTTTCTCATTATTTATTGTCGATAAAAAGGTTTTTACAAAGTCCAACGGAAGAATATGTGGATTCTCTGGATTTTCCATAATGTAAATCTGAATATTTTCCAACTCTTCTGTAATTGATAACAGAGTTCTCTTGTGAGGTGTGTATATCTCTTCTGGTGGAATTATTCCCTTTGAAAATCGGTTTTTAAGAAGACGGTCAAAATCCGCCTTAGTATAAGATATTCCTGCCTCTTTTAGTCTATTAATGTTTTCTTCCAGAGTGTCAAATACTTTAACGACTTGTTCCTTCTTTGTTTCAGATGATATTTCTGCATTCTCCGGTAATCTTCCAATATCATTGATTATGTCTTGCTTTATTTGAAACACAAATGCCGCATAAATAGTGGTTTGGGTGATCTCTGTTCCAATTTCCGGATAAATGCGTTTAGTATTTATTAAACTGAGTACTTGTGGAGACTTGTAAATACGATTTACGTTGTATATGATTTTTGTGAGTTCTGAGGCTATTTCTATGTATTTTTTTATGATGGGTTCTTCTCTTTCAAAATACCCAATAACAGAATTAGGTGTGTGATCGATACAACAAGCGTTTTCTACAAATGGAATATTTAAAGAGGTTTTCAATAGAGCAGTGTTGGCCTTTTTCTTTATAATTCTCTGTATTTTCGACTGTATTCCGAGAGAGAATTGGTATATCTTTGAAAATAGAAGGTCTATTCCATCAGTAGTCGGTCTACTACGTATCAATGACAACACGTCCTCTGTAACATTACGCACTTGTTCTATATCTAACTTTTCAAGAGCAGGAAGATAGGTCTTCCACTTTTTTATGTTATGCTCTTCCGGAATAATCAGTTCCACCTTGGAAGACAAAAGGTAAGATGTTTTTTCTGTTATTTTAGATTGTACTTCAGAATTAGTTATTAAATAATCAACAATCATCTTTTTAATAAGGTCTTTCATCCCTTCTACATTAAACTTTGACAGAACATTCCAAGGAATACCTGGTTGCTTTGCGTAACTAATTACACAAGCCATATATTCAATTGCACCCATATCCGATTGATCGCCTGTAAGGGGATATCCTATGAATTTCTCTTTACAGTTTGGAAATGTCTTTTTAGATACAACATTTGGAATACTAGTTTGTATAGCAATAACAATCATTCCTAAAGTTAAAAACATGAGGTAAGTGTCTTTCATTGTCTTGGAAGGTTTCTTTGTAATTAAAGTATTAATAACAGTCCGAACAATAAACTCTACTTGTTTTTGAAGATTGATGCTCATTTTCTCAGAAATAAATCCAATGATATAACGAATATATTTGGCATCTTGTGTCGACATCAACTCTTTTTTCAAAGCCATTTCCTTTTCTTCTTTTTCTACATCTGTTATAACATCTCTCGTTTTTATTAAAAATCCGGCTTCGTCATATTCCTCACTGTAATCAAAAACAATTTCGCTTATTTTGAATCCAGTGTATTTGTCGATAATATAAGCACCATCTTCACTTAAAATACCAATGTCTTTTTTAACAAGTTCTAGTTGCTCCTGAAATTTATTAATGTTTTTTGAATACATGTTATACAATCCTGCAATTGTGTAAAGAGATGTGGGTACCAACTGAACTCCGGTGTCTTTACAATATCTCCAATAAGGAGTTTCCAAGTTGTTAGACGAATCGTTTTTGCGTGTGTACTCCATACAGAAGTTAATAAGGTCGTTTTGTCTCTTTCCAAAATTCTTATCTGCAAGAATAGTCAAAAACAAATCTATGTAAGGAGAAACAACAATATCGACAAAATCTCTTGTAAGACCTAAGTTTAGTTTTTTCTGATCGTACTTTGCCAACAAAGACTCATTTAATTTTACAATTGATATGGATCTTTCTGTTTGATTTATAAAATTGTTTTTAACATATTCAATATAACCATCATTTATTTTGTCAGATGGCATATTCATTATTAATTGCTGTACCATAAGTGTTGCCAAATCCTGCATAGGAATACACTTTTTTCTTGTGAAATCGCGGACACACCAAAGACCCATATTACAGAACATTGCTGGTGTTTCATAAAGATTATTTGTTTTGATAGTTACATCTTGTCTCCATCTATTGTTAGTGCGGATATAGTATGAAACCGCGTTATTGCTTTCCAACAAAAGAGCATAGTCGCCTTCCACTACTGGTCTAGGTGTAGGGAGGTTAGTAGATTCTATGTCGATATCACTATCTCTGTGAATATCATCTATGTCGATATATATTTTCACTACTTCAACATTTTTACAGTATTCTTTGCCACCTTTTCCAACAGGCAATACTGTTACTTTGGCAAATTGTGGAGGGAGAACTGGCTCTTCTTCTTTTTTTGTTCCTCCACTCATATCTTCGACATTCTCTCCGGTCATTTCTACAGTCATTTCTCCTCTTGCTACAGAAGGAGGAGGTTGAAGTGTTTCTGGGTTTAACCCTGGAAGAGATGGAGGAGGAGGTACAACAGGTGCAGGTGGGATATTTGGAACTACTTGTGTATATTCCATTTCCATATTTTTCGATGCAATCGGACCCATCTTTTTCACTTCTTCTCTAAGAAGCCGAATACGTTCCTTATCTTTTGTTAGTTGTTCCTCTGATGGTTTTGTCTTCGAAACCTTATTTAGTTCATTATAAAGATTTAAATCATATATTTCTGGGTTATTTTTAAGTATTAATTCTTCTTCTGTTAGTTCTATGGGCTTAAAAGGCAACCCTTTCAAGTGATACTCATCTGGGTATCTAGCCTTTACAAACTTCACATAAGGAAACTCTTCATTTTTCCTTATTCCTTTCTTTGTAAGTTCCATTTCATGTGAAAGTTTATCAGAAGAAAGAATAAAGTTGTAATATTCTCCACAGTCTATTCTATTAACTAACAGAATGACTTCGGTTGGTGTCATTTGTCGATAGTTGTTTGTAGAAAGAATATTTGCATAAACATCATTTAAAGTTGTAATATTTTTTTCATATCCATACAATATTTCCTTAAAATGGTTAGGTGTAGAGTTTTTTGTTCCAACCAGTTTAACACCCTTTTCCAGTTTTTCAAAGGCTTTTTTGTTCTTTTTGAGAAGTCGTTTGTATGTATTGATTCTCTTTTTAAGAATATGGTTCAACTCAACAGACTGTTCAACTTTGAGTCTGTCATAATATATCTGGAATGGTTCTAGTTGTCCAGAAAGTTTGTAAATGGAAAACCCTATACCTTTAGTCGAATAGGGAATAGAATTGAGATATTTTGTTATGTTTATTTCTTCTCTTAAGACGTGTTGTAACAGTGTGTCAAAGTTATTGGTTCCGACCAATGAGTAGTTGTTTATTTCTGTAATATCGACAACCGAAGGTGATTCTTCGTTTTCTCCTTGACCTCCAACATATACGTTGTTGATGGAAGAAGACTTGTTGAGAAGTTTAAATAGAGATATCCCATTTGTTTTTTCCATTATGTTGGATGCATCATAAATAGATGCCATATGTCCATAAACTCTAGAATATCTTACAGCGGTGTAAGGAAGTGTCAAAATGCTTAACAGACATAGTACTTCACTGTATATAGGCGTAGACAAGTATTTCGTAATATAAGGGTTTTCGTCCAATTTGGAGATAACAGTCAAGTTTGCACTAACCGGTTCTTGAACAAGACAGTCCGAACCGTCATTTGTATCTCTTTCATATATATTAGAGTAAATGGTGTCGATTTTCATAAGATAATCTTCATAACGATTATCGACATCACTGTTATATTGGTCTGTTACATTTTTCAACTCGTCTATAAACTCTCTGAACTTTTGGTTCAGAGTCTCCTCATCATCATCCTCATTAGTAGAAAGAGATTGAGCGACAACTGGAATGAGCCAACCGATTTCTTTACTGAAATGTTTTAAACTATCGTAAAGGGGATATTGGATGGGAGGAGAAACGATATATATAGTTCGCAGTTGAGTATAACGCTGTATGATATTGTGTATTTTGTTTATTACAACTGGGGTTCTTTGTTCTGTTGGAATACGGGAAAGATAGTCATCCAACATATCTTTTACTTGCTCTTCTAAACTGTAAAATCTCTCATACTTGTGAAAAGGTTGATTGGGGTCTTCTTCATCCTCAAACAATTCATCTACAAGTTGCTGTTGAGGTGTTTCTCTATTATAAAATAGTTCTTCTTTCATGATTCGATCTGCCTCATTTACTTCGTATTGAAGTTTAGACTTTGATTTTTCTGTTAAACCTATAATTGCTTCTCCTTCTGGTTCTCCATATTTTTCTTCTTCTTCTTCTTCTTTTTCTTTTTGTTCTTTATCGATATCTTTTTCTAATTCTTCCTCATTCAACTTGTCGATATATTTACGGATAACAAATGTAATCCAAGGTCTCATATCGACATTAAAGCCTTCTACATCATTGAGTATTTGTTCTGTAATTTGGGTGACGGACACCTCTTTTTCACCATCAAAAATATTTTGCTTTTCTAAATACTCGTATATCTTATCAATTGAACTTTCTTTTGTTTCGTTTTTCTTGGTAGGCTTAAAAGGTTCTATATATCTAATAGCCAATTCATTTGGTAACCCTTTATAACCAAAATTGATATATAATATTTCAAGTGTATCTTCTAACAGAATCGTAATAATATCATTTCTGGTTTCTAAAATTTCTCCAACAAGTTCTTGTTTAACTCCAACAAAACTCATCCTTATATTTTTTCCTTTTGTAAGACCATGTTGTAAAGCGTATCCTTTTAGTGTGTTTCTTGTCAATAGTGTTATTTTTTCAACATCATATTCTTGTATTCTTTTGTTTGAAATAGGAATGATTAGTATGTCTTCTGTTTCCAGATTCATCAAATCGATGCGGTCTTCATCTATGTAATTAATTAGAAAAGGTTCATCGTTCGATGGTTCATCTTTAAATTGGATGTTTAAAACATCACCGAGTTCAAGTACAATGACATCTGACATATCTATAATTTACAAAGATATTAAAACGGGTAGGTTTATCCTTTAAGTATTTAATACTCCTTGTTATAAATATATTATAAATAACTTAAAGCACTCCCACAAGTCTTAATAAAACAATATGATGCAATATGACTTGTCTACACTTCCAACTTCTGATGATTACACTGAAGTTAAAGGATTAAATTACAGCATTATCAAATATAAGAAGGAAAGACTTAATGAGTCTAACGTGGAAACCCTTGGATTATTCCGTTCAGTTATTTTAGAATATACTGACAATAATACGGCTTACCGTGTGGTTTCTTTTTCTCCACAAAAATCTATTCCTCTTGATGCATTTTCATCATCTTATCCACTTGAAGAATGTGTTGTTGAAGAGTTTATTGATGGAACCATGATTAATCTTTTTTGGGCGGAAGTTGCTAATGAATGGATCGTTTCTACAAAGAGTAATGTTGGAGCAAACAACCATTTCTTTATTTTTCCGATGTCCTCTTCTCCAAAGGCACAACACACAAAAATGTTTTATGAAATGTTCCAAGAAGCATTTGGAAATTTTGATACATCTGTTCTCGATAAATCTTGTTCTTATAGTTTCGTGCTACAACATCCAATGAATCGTATTGTATGCCCAGTGAAATATCCCACACTTTATATTATCAAAATCTATCGTATTAATGGTAACATTATTACGCCAATTGATTTAAATTCTGTGGATACTTTCAATGGAACTCATATCCGTAAACCACAATCATACCAAGCATCCTCTTATGAAGAATTAGGAAACAGATTTGCAGGAAGAAATCCACTTGCTCCTACACCGTATAATGTTATGGGAATTGTCATCCACCACCCAGCAACCGGTAAACGCACCAAGATTCGTAATCCTGCTTATGAATATGTAAAGGCTTTACGCGGTAATAATCCCAGACTTGATTATAGATATCTCGAATTGAGACAATCTAATCGTGTTAAAGAGTTCCTTACATACTACCCAGAATGCTCACAGTCATTTTCAGAATATCGCAATAAAATCCACACGTTCACTAATCACCTTTACAAGAATTATGTGGATTGCTATATTCTCAAAAAAAATAAATTGTCATACTTCTCGACACAATACAAGACAAATATGTATAACCTACATCAACTTTATTTAAACACATATAAACCTTTAGGACAATATATCACTATTTCTTCTGTTATTAAATTCGTAAATTCTCTTGAAATTCCTCTTCTCTTATATTCTATGAATTATGATATTGTACAATCACAAAAACCTCTTGAAGAATTCATTAAAACTTTGCCATAATTGTACTTAATATTCCAATCGCTTTTTCCGCAATATAATGTAAATGAGACATAACAACTTCTTCATAATCATCTTCTAATGAATCTTTATAACAAACATTCACTATGGCATAGGTATCATGAGGGTGAGCCTTTCTAAACCCACAGAAATTTATAATTTGATCTTGCGAACCATCTGACCCTCCTTCAAAATATTCATTATATAATAACTTTTCAATTACTTTACCGATGGTGTAATCATCTTCGTTAATGTAAATAGTATACTCATTCGGCATAACACCATACTGACATTTCTCTACTTTGCAAATTACATCAATATCTCTGAATAATTGTATGAGATGTTGACATGCCTTCTTTACGATTTCTTGATTTGTATAAACACCTACAGTTTCGATAATAAAATCAAAACTATTTTGTTTCGTAATTCTGAAAGAGTCCAACAGAAGCCAATCTTTAAGTGCAAATTGAATCTCTGGAGGAGACAACCCCTTAGACTCTAATTCTTCTCTCTTCTTTTCGAACTCTGCTGGAATTCTAGACTCGTCTTTTGTAAATCCATAAGAACAAGTAGATACAACATTAAACATTCCATCTTCTTTGGCAAATCCATATGAAAACTCACAAGTTAAATGGATATGTTCTCCAGGAACATCTGCAATTCTAGGACGGAGTTTAACGAAATCAATGAAATATTCTTTATGTAACGCTTCATAAACAGTTCGAGAAGGAGGAAATACCAACCTCAAAGTCTCTTCATCCATATATCTACCAGATGATTTGCTTTTGATTTTGAAGTCTTTTGTAGTCACCATTCTGTATTCAGGTGAAGTGTTTTCCACATCTAACTCGAGAATCATATCTTCCACATCATTATCACTAACAGTATGTAAGTAATGGATAGGAATACAACTTAATCTCTGTTTAAGAATTTCGTTATTTAATCTTGTATTGTTTTTGTGAATAACACAATCGTTCATTTCGTGGGGATTAGTTCTGAAAACAATCGTTCCGATGTTGGAAAGAATTGTCCTTCTGAGTGCGTTAGCAACCGATACATCTACATTTTCAAGAGTAAAGAGAAGTTCTTTGCCGTTGTCTTCGTTAATGATAACAGTAGGTTCCATAATGTTTTAATATAATAATATATTCTTTTGTTTAATCAATTTTTATTAATTATATTAAATATAATTTCTGTAAAAGATGAAATGAACTATACCCATTTTTTAGGAAGAACGGAAACAGAAACAACTATAAAAGACATTCTTTCTCAATTTCCATTTGTCGATAAATCAAAAAAGAGAAACATATATATACGTGGAAAGTCAGGGGTAGGAAAAACGACATTTATTACAAGAATACTTGAAGACATGGGATATGACATCATTCATTATGAAAATAGAGAAACAAAAAACAATAACACGATTGAACTAATAACTAAAAACACTATATCTACCAATAACGTTATAAGTTCTTTCAAAAAAGAAAAGAAAAAACATGCTGTTCTTATTGACGACACAGATAGTCTATCTATAAGTGATAAAAGTTCACTAACAACTCTAATAAAACTCGTTCGTCCTAAGAAAACAAAGAAACAACAAACGGAACCCGTAAACTCTATTCCAATCATATTTGTTGGGAATATGCAGATAGATAAAAACATCAAAGATTTGATAAATGTTTGCAACACATTTGAAATACATCCACCAACGAGAGAACAAATGACGTTTATTGTAAGAGATGTTTTTCCTGAAATTACAATATCGACAACAGACTGCAATGAATTGGTAGATTATATTGGTGAAGATTTGTCGAGATTATCTTTAACATTTGAATATTATTGTGACAACCAATCACAATTATTAGAAGATATCCGTATATTTTTGATAAAGAAAACTAATAACACAGACAGAACTCAAAAGATACATGACTTGTATAAAAACAATATTCCACTTAGATTTCATTCCAATTTCATAAATGAAACAGATAGAACCACTGTTAGTTTGTTGTGGCATGAAAATGTAATAGATGTTTTGAAGACATTACATGATATAAAGGAACACCCATCGACATCGACATCGACATCTGTAAAAAAAACAAAAAAGACATCTTCCAGTTCTGCAACAACATCCAAAAGAAAATCTACAAGTACATCAAAAGTAGTTCCTGTTTATTCTGTAAAGAGAACACTTCCTATTTATGTAAAAATGTTGGAAAATATTTGCTATTCGGATTACGTTGATCGCACAACCTTCCAAAAACAGGTTTGGAAGTTGAATGAAATTAGTTCCATCATAAAAACATTCAAAAATAATAACATTCTCCATACAGAGATGTTGTCGACAATTCATAATGTCGATAATGTATTACCAAGAGAAATAAGATTCACAAAGATACTTACAAAATATTCCTCTGAATATAATAATTTCTGGTTTATTAGAAACATTTGTCAAACACTTGGTATCGACAAAAACGACTTGTTGGATTATGCTATAAGATACCCAGAAAACCACAAACAAATATTAGATTTATTTGAGAATAATGAATTCGATATGACTACTCTTAACAGACTTATCAAGTATTATAAGGTGTGTTCTACTGGTATTATAACCAATAATCAATTAGATGTTCCTTGTTTAGATGTAGGAATTCCTGAATCAATTGATTCGGAATATGTTGAATATTAGTATTTGATTTTATCAATAACAATAAAATCAAGTTATAAATAATTTAGTAGTCAGATTGATTGGCAATAATCCAAGTAATAGATTTCCTAACAATATCTTCACAGTTATCTCCATCCATAGTATGGACAAATCTTTTATGTCCGTAATGAATATCCACTGAATATGGAGTCGAGTATTCTGTAGACTCCTTGCTAACATAAATCGGGTTGTTGATGGTAATAACAAGTTTCTTGATATTGATTTGTTGAGACAAGTGTTCCTGTACATGTCCAAACAAGTTGTCTTCTCTTGGAAAAGACTTTCCACGTCCATTGTGAGGAACATGATACTTTCGAATGTATGTTCTTAAAGTTCGGTTCATCATTTACATAGTTGTTTGTGGTGGTCGGTCTTTAAGTAGTTTTACAAATGTGTTATATGGGCCAAGGCCGGTTGCGTTCAACAACCAGAGGCACCGGCATAATTACAGCTGGGTTGTGGTATATGTTGATCGGGGTGATGTTTTTCAATTCAGGAGTTAAACAAGCCTGTTTACCAGAGACGAGATTTGTTACACCAGTACCACGAAGAAAGCTCTCAATGTCTACAGAATTGTGAGAAAGTTGGTCTGAAGGTATAGCAGCAAATCCAAATCCGTTTCCTGGAAGGTTAAGTTCGTAAGCATATCCTCCAGAACTGTAAGGGTATAGTGTATATTGCTCTGTTTGTCGATTTTCTCTTTGCTCTAAAGTGTAATTCACTTGTGTGTTTCTATTTCTGGTAGATGCCATAGTTATATATACCAGCCACAAAAAAAGAATGAAAGATACTTAAACACTTTTTTCAAAATAAAATATCGACAATGGCAAAAAAAAGAGTTGAACAAATGGAAGAAATCCAAAGAGAAGGATTGGAATTGTTTAGAAGAAAAAACGCTGACTATGGAGATGCATTTGCTACTTACGGTGCTATAGGAGTATTGGTTCGGATGGGTGACAAGGTAAAGAGACTTATGTCGATATCTTCTACACAAATAACTATGGTCGATGATGAGTCAATGTACGACACCCTTTTAGATTTACACAACTACTCTGCAATGGCTTTGATTCTTATGAAGGAAGAAAGGGAGAATGTCGATAACATTCCTGAGTTGGTTGAAAAATCATAAAATATTGTTTAGTAAACAGTACCACAAAGTAAAAAAAATTGAAATTAATTTTGTTTAAAGATATAATTAGAAAATTTTAAAATGGGAAATACTAATGCTCAATGTATGCAATTGCCGGCTCAAAGTGGAAAAACCAGAAAAATGGAAGAACTAATAACAAAATACAAACAACTTGAAGAAGTGTTCGATGAAACTGAGGAAGAAAAAGCGTGTGTTAATATCATCATCTCTGACAATAATAAAATTCTAGTTCAACAAACAAATGCAAGAATCGAAAAAGATCTTGGAGAGGATGTTGTTGGAGGAGTATTCAGTTGGATTTCTGGGACAAGAAAAAGTGAAGAGTTTGGAGACATGAAGTCTTCAAGTGACATTGCTGTTAGCATTTGGACGGACAAAACTGGAACTCTTGTTGTTTGTTCTCACAAAAAAAGGATTGAAAAAGTATTTGATGTGCTAAAAATACTTGATCGGATGAAATTCTCTGGAAAAATAAATATTTGGATTGATGAGGCTGATAAACGCATCAGAATGTTTTCGCAATATGACGGAAGAAAACCTTCTCACATTCTTCCAGAAAGGATCATTAGCCACATTACCCTTGTCAGTGCTACCTTTGATTCTGTTATGAAGATGTATTCCTCTTTGAGAATTCTTCCTTACAACCAAACCTATCCTGAATGCTACCGAGGACTTATCCATTCCAACTTGATTGAAGTTGAACCAAATGAATTCATACTCGATTATGTTTCTAATGTCATTGATACACACAAGGACATTCTTGTTTATCCTGGAGCACGATCTTTTATTCCAGCAGGACCAACTAAAAATTCTCACGATGCCGTGGCTGAACTTCTTCTTGGAAAATACGGATTTTCTGTTATTATCATAAACGGAGACAGAAAAGAACTTCTTATTCCAGATGGTTGTGTCATTGACTTAAATGAACAAATTAGTTCAAAAAATGTCGGGGTTCCTGTTGAGTTTAACTCTTTATTGGCAAATCTGTACCAGAAATACCATCTTTACAGATTTCCATTAGCAATCACCGGTCATTACTGTGTTTCAAGAGGTGTCACATTCCAGAGCAGTTCATTTATGTTCGATTATGGAATTATTCCTCACATCTCAAATGGTTCAGACGCGTACCAAATAATGGCTAGACTTTTTGGGAATGTTGGAGATTTTCACGGTTATAAACCAGTGGACATCTACACAACACCACAAATGTTTTTGAAAGTTGAAAAACAAGAAAACATTGCTATGAACATTGCGAGAATTGTTGCCGAAGAGGGGTTAACAGAAGTTGGACCTCGGGAATTTAAAATGGCTGGATTAGGAAATGATGTACGAGACTTAGACAGCACCTATGAGATCCTTCAAGAAGAATTTGAAGGGGAAGATGGCATTGAATATGCAAATATGTTTATGTCCAGCATCACTGGAAATAATAGGTCTAAAAAAATAAAAGAAACAGACAAAGAAGGAGATTTTATAAAAAGTTCAACATCTGGAAAAAAGAAGGTTCTTTCATATGATGAGGTTAAAATGGAAATCGAAAGTTGGACAAGAATAACTTCTGGTTTTGATGTAAAGGATAAATTAGAAAAAAATGTTCACACCAGAATGATTATTTGTTACAGAAACATAACTGATCCTACCTCTGTTGTGTTTATTTGTAGAATTTTATGTAGAAAAGATTATTTGTATTTAAACAATATTTAATTCACTTAGGTTAATTCGCGCGATTAAGGCTTTACAGAAAAAGAAGGTATGTCATATTTACAATATATATTTAATTACTAACTCCCTTTTAGGTTTTCTGTTCTCTGCAATTAACTAACCCGGGTAAGGGTTAGTTTTTTTCTTATTTTAAGTCTATTACAGAAAGCAAACACCTTTCTTTAATTCTTTTTCTCCTGTGATACCTCCTCCACCTCCTCCACACACATCATCATCTTCCTCTTCTGATAATTCATCGTCTTCATCTTCCCCTCTCAATTTTCTACCACCAACTCTCATATGTTCTGTAATAGTGTATTTGTTTTTCTTGTAGAACGCTTTTCTTTTTCTCCACTGGTTCAAAAATATTTGGTGGCCATCAATAATATCGACAACCAGAGGAGAAGCATGTTTGTCTCGAAGAATTCTTCCTACTGCTTGTTCTATATCTGTCTTTGGAGTTGCCATAATGAGTGTTGTCAAGGTTTTTATGTCAAGAGCCTCTGCTGCCATTGAATAGGTTGCTATAATAACCTTCCTACTCTCACTTGCTTTTAGAGCGGCCTCTTTCATTCCTCCCACATAATATCCCACATCTCCTTCACAGATTCCTCGAGAACTGATTGCATTGTAAAAATATTCCAACAGAGATTTGTTATGTGCTAGTATCATAATTTGTTGGTTAGGATTCTCTTGATATATACTCGTCAATATCGACAATATATATTCAGATCTTCTGTTATAATCACATAGTTTAGTAATCATTGAACTATATAGGGGGTTTCCTCTACCATCATACTTCATTTCATTGAATTCAGAATCCTCAACTCTGTAATGATATCCACGAACACAGACGTTATGTTGTTCCTCTCTCTTACCTTTATATATGACATTTCCCAAGAACATTTTAATGACATTAGTGGTTCCATCTTTTCTGTTGAGAGTGGCCGACAATCCTAGCATATACCGTGTTACAATTTTGAAGAGAGCACAAGAAAATGTTTGACTAGATATGTGGTGGACCTCATCTATTATTGTAAATCCAAAACTATCAAACATGTCTGCAGGGTATTCCTTCATTGAAAGAGACTGTAACATACATAACACAATATCCTTGTCTTCAATATCGACAACTTGTCCTTGGATTTTTCCTACACGTGCAGCGGGTAAGAATTGAGCGATGCGTTCAATCCACTGATTCATTAGAAACTCTTTGTGAACAATGACGAGTGTCTTTTTAGAAAGTGCCGAGACTAAATATAGAGAACCACCTGTTTTTCCCCACGCACAAGGTAACTCAAGCAATCCTGCTGTAGATGGTTCAGAATGGAAGTAGTCAATTGCCTTTTGTATAACGGGTGCTTGATAATCTCTGAGAGCACCATTAAATTCGAGGTGTATATCTGTTCCTGGTGAAATCTTTACTTCGACAGTATTACCGAACTTTTCCTTTCCGTAATATTGTGGTACATATAGTTTCTTTGCACTTTCTCTGTATACTGGATATGTAACTTGATTTGCTGCACCAAACATCATTACTGGGCTTTTACCACCACCGCCTCCTCCCCCAATAGGCATTGAGAAAGGTTTAATAGTCAACTCTTTTTTTATAGCGTTTTCTTCTTTTGCTGTTAGGTTGGATTTAAGGATAGTATATCCTTTGGGACCAATATAGTTAGGTAATTTGGGATCAGACCCTAAACAACTTACGGTAAATGGTGTATTGGTCATCTTTTTTTGGGATGCTTTCGACATTTTGTAGTTTTGTGTCTTTATCTTGTCGATAAGTCTTTAATTCATTTTATTATATTTTCTCGACAAACAGTATAATGAACCAAAAAAAAGTAGAAAAAGCAGTCCTTGCCATTCTGTTAGTTGTTTATATTCTCTTTGGAACACGAACTCCTCCACTTTTAGTTTCTATTGTTAATAGTGGTGTAGGCGTTGTTTTATTACTTGCTTTCTGCTGGTATCTTCAAAAATATGTAGGTAGTCCTTTAGCGATTCTTGGTGCTGTTGCTTCATTAGTACTCATCTACCGTTCATGGTATTACAATTACCCACAACCGTCACAGGCAACCAAAGATGCTCAATTTGCTGCTTATAACCACTTCCCCTACACACTTGAACAAGAAATTGTAAAGGAGATGTTGCCAAATAGCCAATTTTATGCATCTCCTCACACTTTCGGATATTCCTTTAGACCAAAGATGGATAATATACATCACGCAGCAACCGTTTAAGATTTATTTACTTTTGGTATTTCGGGAGGATTAACCGCATTTGAAATAGACTTGTATATAAAATAAAAAAATGCTAGGCCCAGAATAACAACAATACTTATAAAAAAACCTTTAACATAATTAGGGTTAGATGCCATCTTTTGTAATATTGTTGACCCTCCATCTATCGAGGTAACCGGAATATCTTCTTCATAATATTGTTCACATTCTAGAAAGTTAAAATTGGAACCACCTGAACCATTTGTCGATAAATTAGAACCGTCTGAATTATAAAAGAGTTCTCCAAGATTATCCATGTTGCTTTTAAAAGGAGATATAACAATCTGTTTTAATGTTGTCATCATTTCATCTGTAATGAAAAGGGAATTTTCTAATCCATAATAGATATTGTAGGAAGCACTTGTTTCTGAGAAATAAAATGGACCCTTGGGAACAAATTCCTCAAAACTAAAAGAAGGAATATTTAGATTGGTGTAACTGATTTTAGGCAATAACTTTGAAGTTTGGTTTATTATTTCTTCTAACGGTTGAGGCTTTGTAATAGATCCTACAGAAATTGGTATTCTAATAACTAGGCCTTTTTGTAAATTAGCACTATGAACAATTGTAAACTCTGCATCAGCGGTGACTCCATTGTAAGTTGTGCTAGATGGATACGTTATAGAAGCCGTAGTTGGTGCATATTCAAAGTCGTTAAATTTAACTGGATTGATAGATGGTTTACCTGGTTTTATTATTATACTACTATTTGTAATTATACTTTGTATAGTCGTTTCTCCATAATTAAAGTTGAAAGAACATTTCAAGTCACATTTATTTTTAGTGTTTTTTATATCCATAAAATAGTTATATATTATAATATGGATAAATTTACATACAACTCTCTTGTTAACTCAACTTCTACTTTACAGAGAAGATTCGATTTAATCTGTAAAGTTCTTAATATTAATAAATCTTCAAATTCTGTCGAGGAAATAAACAAAGAAATATCGACATCTACTACTAACAATGTAACCAGTAATCCGACTACATCGTCAATCATAACAGGAAATTCTGTAGAGGATGACCCAATGTCTCTTATTTTTCAAGATATCATTAAATTAACTAGCCCGTCTCCTTCTGTTTCAGATAACCAGAAACAAATGTGAGACTTGTATAAAATATTTTAATAATTAGAATGTAATATATAAAATATGAACTATTTATAAATGCCAGGCAAAACAAAATATAGAAATCGAAAAAACAAAACTAGAAGACACAACAACAAAACTAAAAGATGTCGCAAGAGACAATCGAAATGTAGATTGGCTAAACTTATGAGAGGAGGTGATGGTGAAGAAGTACAACCAGGACAACCAGAACCAGGACAACCAGAACCAGGACAACCAGAACCAGGACAACCAGAAGCAGGACAACCAGAACCAGGACAACCAGAAGCAGGACAACCAGAACCAGGACAACCAGAACCAGGACAACCAGAACCAGGACAACCAGAACCAGGACAACCAGAAGCCGGTAAAGAACAACAAGAACAACAAGAACAACAAGAACAACAAGAACAACAAGAACAACAAGAACCAGGACAAGAAGGAGAAGAAGGACAATCAGAACCAGGACAAGAAGGAGAAGAAGGACAACAAGAACAAGAACAGCCAACTTTAGAATCTTCTACCTCAAATAAAATAAAAATAAAGAGGTATGATAATTCAAATATCGAAGAAGTTGAAATAAAACAAGGAGAAACTTATAAAAGTCTTTTGGGTAGTGACTCTAAAGACAATTTTATCTTAATGGTAAATAATGAATTAATCGACAAAACTGGTGATTCACTTGTAGATGTTTCTGGAAATGATGCATATATGTTTACCTATAAATATAAGAACCTTGTCGATAATGAATTAGACTATGAACTTCCAAAGATTCAAATAACCATAGAAGACTTGAAAAAGATTGAAATTACTCCAGGACAAGAACCGGAGTCTTCTGTTATTGGTAACAGAGTTTTAAATTCTGAATATTATATAGACGATAAAGGTATATTTATAAAATACAATAGTTCTGAAAACACTATACAGAAGGTCTTGATAACAGATGTTCCAGATAAGATAGATGTCGATAATCAATCAAATGAATTTTTAACAGAAGCAAACAAGGTACTAGATGATTTAACATCTCTGTTGGAAAAAATAAAAGAGTCAATGCCAGAATATATGGAAGTTGATATAAATCTTCAGGGTGATAAAAGATATATTATATCTAAGGAAACTCCATATATTATAGGTCCTCTGGTACAAACCCAATAAATTATATTTAAAAATATAAATACAAATACTAATATTTTTATTTATTATAATGGAAGAAAATGTTGAAGAAGTAACATTCGAAGAAAAAATTACACTATTTAAAAGAATCAAAACCCTTTATGAATCAGTAAAAAAAGTTACAGATAATATTAATATGCCTTCTCCAAAGGAAGAAGTAATTACTGATTCTTAAAGACATTCGCAACTTTATTTATTTGTTTCATATCCATGTTGTTAAGGAGTCCACTTGCTTTTTCTAAAAAAGGCGTCATCTGTCCAATAAGAGGAGCAAACTGCTTCATTGCATTTCCAAGTTGTTCCTGTTGTTTTAAGAGCATTTGAGTATCTTGAGACATTTTTGCAAATCCATCACTTCCCAACAGTTCATTATAAGACTTCATATTTTCTGTAAGAGTACTTGCATAATTTATTTGATTACTTTGAAACTCTGGTTCTTTTTCTTCATTATTTTCTGCAGATTCTTTAGTATCCGATTCGTTATGTGCTTCTGGTTCTTTCTCTGTCGATGTATCGTTTGAATCGGAATTAGTATTATTTTCTGTTGGAGAAATTATTTGTGTATCTCCATCAGTCTTCTCTTTTTTTTCTTTAGAAGAAGAATCAGACTCACCTTCAAATCCTTCTCTTAGAGAAGTAGCCATTAATACAATTAAAAAAGGAACACCCAATACATAAATCATATTTCTATTAAACTTGTAAATAACGAAAGAAATCAATCCAAAAACAATAATTAAATCAAATCTGTTAATTGCCAACAGATAAAGCCACTGCAATAAAGACAATCCGAAAACCACATAAAGAGTATTTTTGTTCATCAACATTTTTTTAACAGGAACAGGTAAAGAGAACTTCATTATACTATAGTTACAGATAATATTAGAACCATCCTCCATGTTTTTTATGATTTTTCAGGGTTTCTTCCAGATTTTTCAAATCTTTGTTATGGTTGTGTGAAGGATTTTTATGGGCATCGGTCTTTAAATAGTTTTCTAATGTCTTTAATGCCTCCGCTTCCATACGCTTAATCTCTCCTAATTGGCGAAAACACTCTGCAGTTTTACCCTTTTTTATTTTTTTCATATATTTATCTGTTTTAGAAAGTTGGTGAACTTCATCTAAACGGTTTGAAAGTTCTTTGTATGTATTTAATTTTTGTCTAGATAAATGGGTGCTACTTAATGGTATAGATTGTTCCATAATAATTTAAAGGTATATTTTATTTTATATTAATAATTATAAGGAAAATGTCAACATTTACTAATCAAACTGAGCCTCTTTTGACTCCTGATGAGAGCAGATATGTGATGTTTCCTATCAAGTATCCAGACATTTGGAAGATGTATTTAAAACAAGTTGACTGTTTTTGGAGAGCAGAAGAAATAGATTTGTCTAAAGACTTGCAAGACTGGGAAAACCTCAATGAAGATGAACAATTTTTCATTTCTAAAGTGCTTGCTTATTTTGCCGCTAGTGATGGACTTATTGTTGAGAACTTAGCAGAGAGATTCCTGGGAGAAGTTCAGAATGCAGAGGCTAGGGCTTTTTATGGATTCCAAATCGCTATGGAAAACATACACAGCCAAACCTATAGTCTATTAATTGATGCATATATCAAGGACGAATCACACAAGAACCAACTATTAGGAGCAATACAACACTACGACTGCATCAAAAGAAAATCTGTTTGGGCACAAAAATGGATTAATGACCGCAACAGCAAATTTGCAACCAGATTGGTTGCCTTCGCTTGTATTGAGGGAATCTTTTTTTCCGGTGCTTTCTGTTCTATATTTTGGCTGAAAAAACGCGGCTTGATGCCTGGTCTCACATTTTCAAACGAACTCATCTCGAGAGACGAAGCACTCCACACAGAATTCGCAGTATTGTTATATTCAAAGTTGATAGAACCATGCTCGAAGGAAGAAGTCACAGAAATTATTAGAGAGGCTGTTGAGTTGGAGTGTTATTTTATTATTGAGTCTCTACCCTGCAGATTAATTGGAATGAATAACGATATGATGACCAAGTATATAAAATTTTGTGCTGATCGGTTGAGCCTACAGTTGGGATATGAAAAAATATACTATGAGAACAATCCCTTTGACTTTATGGACCTCATCTCACTCGAGGGAAAGACCAACTTTTTCGATAAAAAGGTATCCGATTACGCTCTTGCAAACAACACTGGAATCGAGACTGCATTTGACATGACCGAGGATTTTTAGGGAATTTATGGTTAACTAATAATGTGAAACAAGAGACGAGGTATTTCAAAAACAACTATATTTATTATCTGTTAAATTTATAAATGTTCACAACACTCATTTATAAATTTATTCTAACCGCCGTCGTTATTTTTGTTGTCGATCTCATCTGGTTGAGCACCGGTGGACAATACGCGTTGAAAATAGCAGAAAATATCCAAGGATCGCGGGTAACACTTAATCCGTATTATGCTGCAGTGGTGTATGTGTTTCTATCTTATATGTTGATGAAAACAAACACCATAATGGATGCCTTTTTGTTTGGCGTTTGTATTTACGGTGTATATGATTTCACTACTCTTGCCATATTCAAGAACTACGATGTGCGTTTTGCAGTGGCTGATACGATCTGGGGAGGCATTTTGTTTGTGCTTTCTCGATATATTCTTTCCGTTATGGCTGGTGGGATAAAATGATTTAAAACCAAAGCCAATTGTTTATTAAATGAATTATCATTTTTTTAATGAACCCTTTTTAAATTGGGAACAACAATATGAAATAATTAAGATTAAAGAACAAGAACAAGAACAAGCTGATATGTTGAAAATAGCCAACTTCCAAAAGACATTTCCTGATTTATCGTTTGGCGATCTGGAAGGCCAAAAGCGAAACCATTACTTTGACATTCCAACTATTTATTATAAGCATAACTCCAACGGAGCAATTTATGTATACAACCTAAATTACAAATCGTGGGAAGAGGTGCCTGAAAATAGACAAGGACCCTTTTTGAATTTATTTATTTAATTTGTCAGTTGTCGATATTTCTATTCACGCATAATTTGATAAAAAAAGGTATTATATTATTCATACTTTTCTATATCAAACTATACAAGAACTCTTCAAATATCAGAGAGCATCATCTAACACGTGTTTATATTCCAAAATTATTAACAATCTCTTCCAATTCCACCTCAGCCCCCACTCCTTCCATAACCTCTCTTAACCGGTCAGGATGATTTGCGAGTTCAATTCGCGGAAGTCGAATCGTTAGCCATAACAAGTCTCTAAGTGGTTTTCTTACTTTGTTTGTGTAGTAAAACTTTCGGAATCGGTTTACACGATTGAGGTTCTGTCGATATAACTCAAGATTTGTCACACCAACCTCATCCCTTGGATTTAAAATATATTGCGTAATTGGAGTTCGGTTGAGATTTGTTTTTAATGTTTTTAGGCGTTCAGGTAAATTTTCGATTACCATCAACGGAGAGTTGGAACATTTAAGGATACGGAGTATAACAGATCTTGTAAATCCGGTGTCAATTGAATTCTAAAAGTTATTTGCCCAGAAGAAGAAGGGTCTTCATCTATAGTTTGTTTTGCTGTAATGGTCTCCGGCAATCTAAAAAGTATTTCAACAGATTGGTTGAAAAAATATCATAAATAACTTTGATTTGTGTCATATATGATATAGTTTTATAATTATTTTAAACGGAAGGGAAAGATGGCTCCATAGCAATTCCGCAGATTCCAGGGTCGTTAGTTGAAGAACTGCGAGCAATCTTAACATATCCTTGTTCACCCCAAGTGGTTCCCCAACTATTTTTAACAAGCCAATAGTCTTGTCCATTTTGATTTCCATATCCAACAATCAGAACACCGTGATCCAAATTAGTTCCACAACTGGTTGAAGTAAGTACTCCACCAGAATAAGACTGGAAGTATCTTGTGTCTGCCTCAATGGCAATCGAAACTGGTTGTTGGGAGACGGCTGCTTTCAACGAAATCTGGTCATTCGGTTTTACATCAGAACAAGAAGTAATCTTTGCAACTGGAGTACAAGATTTACAAGTCCCACTGGTGAGAGTTGTACCAGAGGTATAAGGATAAGAAGAGGCGGGGCATTGTCCGTGGTCAATGACATACTTAAAAGCACCATCCATCTGTCCTCCATTACATCCGTGAGAACCATAAGTGATTCCTGTTGCACAATCTACAAGTTGTTGTTCAGAAAGATCAATCAACTTTCCTGTAGCAATTGCCCAAGAACCTTCTACCGCTCCGGTGGAAGAGAATGTCCAACAAGATCCACATTGTCCCTGGTCCTTGACAGAGGTAACTGCTCCCTTGGCTCTCCAATCAACAGCAATGGGTAAACCAGAAGCAGAGCCAGAGAACGATTTACATCCGTAGGAACCCACCACTGATTCAGGCTTCATTCCTCCAACAAAAGCCTGCTTAAACTCTTGCGGAGTCAAGTCTGTAAATTGATTCACACCCATCGTAAAATTTTGTGTGTGGTCTAAATTATGGATGATGATGTTGCGGAGATTGGTTCTAAAAATATCAAATCTGTTTTCGAGTTCCTGGATGGTGTTATATCTTTTGTTGAATCTTTCTTGGAAGTTGTTGAATTGCCTCCATTCATCCGTGTCATTCAAAAAACTCACTAAAGCACGGCTCCTGAGATTATGAGACATAAAGGCAGTAAACATAAAAGCGAAAAATAGGAAATATCTAAACATTTGTTTGGTGTTATATATTAGGTGGAGGTTTTAAATTGTTTTGGTATCTAATATGTGAAAAAAGTGATATTATGGGAGATTATAAAAAGAATGAAATTAAAAAAAATAATTGTGTATATTCTGTAAATAATTACGACAATAAGTATACATATTTGTTGAGATACTATAATATAGAAGGTATTCTGAATTATGAAAGTAATACCCAATTAAACAATAACATAACAAGAACTAGTTTTGATGTCGATACATTTTTCTGAAAAATCACCCTTCACAAATATGTATTGTAAAGATTTGGAAACACTTTTGATTTTTTGTAGAGAAACCTTTTTACCAGGTGTTTGAACCACGACATAATTACCTACATATGAACTTACTGTGTTGGGAGAAGCCTTCAAAAAGTTTATAGAATAATGGAGAGAGTTTCCAGATGGTTTGTTATCGACAATAACAAAGGTCGGGTGTTTCACAGAAAGCAAGAAGTGTTTATTTCTTTCTGTTTCAACGACAAAGTGTTTTCCGATGATATTGCCTAGTTTGTATATGTATGGAGTTTCTTTTACTTTGAAGATGATTTGTTTTCCAATATGATCTCTGGCATTTGTTTCGGTCAAGTGAATAAAGTCCATTTACAAGGTTATTACAGATTGTTGGTGTAAATGTGATAATGGATTCATTTCAATTTTTTTAATTTAATGTATTTGCAGTTTTAGTAGTTGGCTATTTAATATATTAAAAAAGTACTTAAAGACCACCGCCCACAGAACCCTAACAAATGATTGAAGTAGACATCCGCGAACACCAACTCATTCAACTTCTTCAACAACACGACACACCAGAACAACCACAAGTAACAACTTCTACTCTGGAAGTGGGTGATATCATCATTGGCGGTTCAATTATTATTGAACGCAAATCTGTGGCTGACCTTTATTCTAGTATCATTGATGGGCGTTATGAAGAACAAGGATACAGACTATCAAACTTATCGACATTTCACAAACACAATATAGTTTATCTCATTGAAGGAGACATTTCTCGTCACAAACAAAAAAATATGCTTATGTCCGCTATATTTTCTATCAATTACTACAAGGGATTCTCTGTAATGAGAACCTATAATATTCAGGAAACTGCAGATTATATTTGGAACACCTTTAAGAAAATGAAGAAAGAAAACAGACAAGGATTCTATGGATTATCGACACCTGTAGAAAAAGAAGAAGAAGAACCTCTAGAAACATCCATTCCAACAGAAAAAGATTATGTGTCTGTAGTCAAGAAATGTAAGAAGGAAAACATTACAGAAAACAACATTGATGAGATTATGCTTTGTCAAATTCCTGGAATAAGTACACAGAGTTCAATAGCAATAATAAAACATTTAGGAAGTATCCGTGGAATGTTGAAGAGATATGAAGAGGAAGGAGGAGATGCCATCTTTTCCGATATAAAAGTTGTTCAAACTAGCGGAAAAGAAGCAAAATTAAACAAAACAATCATACAAAACATCAAGAGATTTTTGATAAAGACTGACAATAAATAAAATAAATAAAAATAAAAAAGACAATTTAATTTATTCAAACAATAGTTTATATGAAAGAATTGTTTGTTTATGTCATAGCCATTATCCTCGTTCTATATATCGTTTTTGTTGCTCTTAACACTTTAAATACTTATTATCCTAACATATATGAAGGTCTTGAAAATGCTAGCGGAAATAACACTTCGTCTACTCCAGTTGCCGAAGTGATTCCTGTTACTGGTGTTGGGTCAACTAGCCAATTATACGCACAAACAGTAACGACTGCAATCAGTTCTTTAGAAACAGAACTTGGAATGGATGCTTATTCTCAACAATATCTAAGTATTCTTGATGACTTGAAAACCCTTTACAAACAAAGGGCTCTAAAAATAGCGTTACAGACTCCAACAAAAAACGAAAATTCAAATAGTTTGATGCCTCTTTACTTATACGGACAAAATATACAAACACTTGATATGTTAGAAGAATTTATACGGTCTAAGAAAAAATCAATGTGGTAAAAAAGGATTATCTCTACTACTGTACTGCAATATATACCTCATTACCAGCAAAATATCCTTGGTCTATTAATTCCTGACTAAACTTTGGACCTCCCCAATTTGGGGTCATGGGATCTGCAGTTTTTCCTTTTACTTCCAAAGGTTTAATATTATCGACATTGGTAGGACATCCTCCAGGAGTTTGTGTTAACACACTTTTCGTTAATTCCAACTTGTCGACATTCTTTGCCTGACTAACAGATAGATTGTTAGATATAGATTGTGCTAAATTATCCATATAAATTTTTTGGTCATAAGGAGTCTGTGGAAATGTTACAGAACTAGGTAGATCAGTTGCTTGAGACGAAGGAGGAGGCGTACCCCCCTGTGGGTCTTCTGGTGTTGCTCGAACTTTATAAATATCGTCTCCTTGTGCTCCCATCACATTTTGTACATACAATACAGGACAATTGTTACCTAACATTCTCTGTTTGTTTACATACGTAACATATTGTTCCAAACTTCCAAATTCAAGGGGATTTTCACCTGTTACTTCTGGTTTGTTTTTGTTGTAAAGGAAAAACTTAGACCCATTCTGCACCAAAAGGTTGGGACAATCACCACCACCTTCTACATTTTTATTTGTCATTCCTTCTAATGTGTATGGATTATAGAATGTTGTCGATAAAGAAGGTTTCCAAGTTTCTTTTCTGGAATAAACAAACAACCCTATCATAAACAAAACAATTAAAAAAAAGATCTTGTACATTGTATATATTATAAATCTGTTATTTTATTTTTAGAAACTATTATATATATAGAGTAGATGTCGAAAAATAAAATAAATACAAAAGAACCACAAGACCGCGTTTATTTTTTCAAGATGAATGGATGCGGACATTGTGAACGCTTAAAACCAATCTGGGATGAAGCAGTTAAAGTTATTAAAAAGTCAAATCCTTTAGTTGTTTGTAGAGAAGTAGAAAGTTTAGAGATTCCAAATCTAGACAAAGAAACAAAAGAAAAATTAAAACCAGACAAGATTATTGGATTTCCAGACTTGCGTATCATTAAGAAAAATGGAAACACTTCTAAATTTGAATCTAACAGAACTGTTGAAGAACTCGTTAAATGGATTAAGGAAAACACAACAGATTCTAATTCTGTAAAAATTAAAAGAGTTCCAACACCTTATCCTGGAAAAATTATTCATAGGAGTTTGAAAGGAGGCAGAAAAAGCCGTAAAAGTAGGAAGAGTAGGAAGAGTACGAAAAGATACAAAAAAGGTTTTTAGATAAGTATTTTAATTTCTATAATATATATATATATGAGTAGAAAACAAAAAAAAAATAAAGATCATTATGGATTTTCCAATATTTTTACTCCTTTGTCTCAAGATATAAGAGAAGACTTTGAAAATAAAAAAGAAATAGATGAATATTTGAAACAGAAAATGGAAATATCCAACAAATACACCGGATTATTGGAACAGTCTAAAATAAAAAATGCTATAAGGGATCCATTGTGTATCAGAAAGAACAGCAATTTCTCTTTTCCGTTAAATAATAAAATATATAACTTGGTGGATTATTACCCAAACTCAAATACTATGAGAGAGTTATATGAAGAGGGAGCAAATATTGACGATTTAAAAGAAATAATATTCAAAGAAACGTATAGAGAGATACCCAATACTTACTCCTCAGAAAATCTTGAAATAGTTGCTCCAAAATTAAAAGTATTGATTGAGAAAATAAGAGAACTCGATGAAAAAGATATGCAGGTACATGGAAAACTATTTAAGCATTTTATTTTTTCAGATAACCAACCATCTATGGCTGGTGTAAAAGTTATTGCTAGTGGTCTTATTACTAAAGGATTCCATCTGGGTTATGGTGCCGAACCCAAAATGACTAGACCAAAAAAAGGAGACAAATCACCTCCAAATATCTTTGAAAATATTTCTTTGAAAACTGATAGAGAGTTGCTTGAAACACCATTTAAAAATTTTTATATGCTTTCTTCGAAATCTGTTTACGATAAACCAATACCAGTACCTATTCGTAAGGAAATATTAAAAAGATTCAATTCTCGTCCAGACAACATCGGTGGAGAATTGTCAAGAATTATTATTATGGATGGAGGATTTAAAGAGGGCATCGATCTTTTCGACATAAAATATGTACACATCTTCGAACCAACCATCACAAGATCAGACCAAACACAGGTAATCGGTCGTGGTACTCGTACTTGTGGCCAAAAAGGGTTAGATTTTCACCCAACACGAGGATGGCCTCTTTATGTCTATGTGTATGACCTCAATCTCAAAGAATATCCAGAATATTTCTCAGAAAAAGAAGAAACAGGAATAAAACTTTTGTTGCAGTCTATGGGTGTAAATATCCAATTGTTAAACTTTTACACAGAACTAGAAGGGTTGGCTATTGAAAGTGCAGTAGACCATCAACTAAACCGTAAAATACATTCATTCAAGACATCCGAAAGTTCTTCAAGTAACGTTGCAGGAGCAAGAAAGAAAAAACTAAACAGTAACAGAAATAGTCCAGAACAAGATATTAATCCTAGAAGAATGATTCTTCCAAACACTTGGCTTATTGGAAGCAGACCAAACGGAGAACTGACATATGGCGAGATGGATAATTATGTCAATCAATATTTGTCTGATTATAGTTGGGAAGACCTTGTGATGAAAAACAATTGTGTGAATCCATCGGATTTAACAGAACCTCCAAATATCCCTAGGTCTAGTCCCCTAATTTCACCTTCTCCGGAATATGATATGAAAGGAGGAATGATGAGTTATACAGACGCATATGACCAACCAATATTGACAGTAGACACGATTGGTGCGAAAGGGATGTCTGGAGGTGCTGGAGGTGAAATAATTCAATTTACACCAACTCAAGGATTTGTAAGCAACTTTTTTACTCCTATGCTTCCTCTTAAGGGAATGTTGTTATGGCATAGTGTGGGGACAGGAAAGACTTGTTCTGCAATTGCCACCGCAAGTTCATTTGAACAACAAGGATACACAATTCTTTGGGTAACTCGTACCACACTTAAAAACGATATATGGAAAAATATGTTTGACCAAGTTTGTAGTCTTAGTATCCAAGATAAAATTAGAAATGGTCTTGTAATGCCTTCTGATATGTCTGCTAGAAAAAGGCTTTTGCCTAAACAATGGAAAATTCAACCAATGTCATATAAACAATTCAGTAATCTTGTATCGAAAAAGAATAAGATATATGAAGATATGGTAAAACTTAATGGAACAGAAGATCCTCTCCAAAAAACCCTTATTGTCATTGATGAAGCACACAAGTTGTATGGAGGTGGAGACTTATCTTCTTTGGAACAACCAGATATGGTTTCTTTTCACAAAGCAGTTATGGATTCTTACACCAAATCAGGATTGAACTCTGTAAGGCTGTTGTTGATGACTGCTACACCTATCCAAAAAGACCCTATGGAACTCATTAAGATTTTGAATTTAACTAAATTACCGGATGACCAATTGCCAGATAAATTTGAACCTTTTTCAGAACGTTTTTTGAATTCAGAAGGAAAATTTACACAACACGGTATCAGTGATTTTATGGATGAAGTTGCAGGGCATATCAGTTACCTTAATAGAGAAAAAGACGCTAGACAATTTGCACAACCGGTTATTAAACAAGTAAAAGTTCCTGTTATGCCTAGACTGGTTCAGCAGTTAGTTAAGAGAGGTATACAGAAAAAGTTCAATCATTTTTCAAAGAGCATAAAAAATGACATTAGCAAAAAGAACAAAGATATAAAAGATATTGTAAATAATGTTGAAAAAATAGATTTGGCATTAAACCACTTTATAAATCAAACTTGTGAAAAAGCATACACCGGAAAGCACAAAACAGATTGTAAAAAAAGAATAAGGAACTTGTCTAAAAAAATAAAAGAAGAAATGAAAGACAAAGAAAAGGAACTGAAGGAATTAATTAAAATCGACAAAGAACAAATAAAATACCTCGAAAACCAGAAAAAAGAAGATGTACAAAATTCACTTGACACTGTTGAATCTGGAAAAACAGAATACCTAAAGACTCTCGAAAATGGTAAAATAGTTATTCCTTCTGGAGTTTTACAGAGACTTGCTTATAAGTGCACAAATTATAAGTCAAATGAAAAAGACCTTGTAAAATACTTATCCGAGCATAGTCCCGAACTTGCTATTATGGAACAAACCCTCGAATCTACAGAAAGAGACATTAATAATATTAAAGATCGTTATTCCAAGGAAAAGAATAAAGTCATTAAAAAAGAACTTAAAGAAGAGATGGATAATTTGGAATTACAAAAAAAAGAAACCGAAAAGAAACGTTCCGAATTGTTAAAGAAAATAAAATCTGGATTTTTAAAACAGACAAAGATGGCAAAGGCTAATTTGAAGAAAGTTAAATCAGTTACCAAGAAAGCAATAAAACGTATCAATAAAGAAACAAACTACGAAAATGTAATTGAAGAGATAGATGAAAATATAGAGAAATTCACAGAAGAATTAGGTAAATATTATGAAGAGGTAAATGAAGACATTAAAAATAAAGAATTGAAAGAACAAGAAAAGAAAATGGAAAAACAACAAAAGGAAGAAGAAAAAGAAAGGCTAAAAAAAGAAAAAGCAGAAGAGAAAGAAAGACTAAAACAACAAAAAGCAGAAGAGAAAGAAAGGCTAAAACAACAAAAAGCAGAAGAGAAAGAAAGGGTAAAAACAGAAAAAGCAAGAGCCAAAGCAGATGCCGCTGCAGCAAAAAAAACACGCAAGAATAGAAATTAAATTTAATAGTTATCAATATTTATTTCATAACAATCTTTCTTAGACACTCCAACCGGTAGTTCACCGTCATATATATATTTTGTAAAATCTGGAGTATCTAATAACAGATCAGGTGTGTGATTATGTACTGTTCGAGCAATCATCTTATAGAGTTTGAAGCAAGGATACCGTTCTTCATGATTTCTTTTGTAAAGGACATTGAGACCCTTGTCATCAGTACACAATCTAACAACAAGTTGTTTAAATGGAGATAATGCAGAAACAGTATGGATATCAGAAATGTTTGATATGCAGTGGTCAAACATAGAGCAAGCCAATCGACAAAGGTCAAAACTGTAATTAGGAGAAACAGTTGGTTTTGATTCGTTCAAACAGGGACCAAAGTTGTACTGGGTGTATGCATCTCCATTCTTAGAATAACAATCCCCACAAAATACTTGGTTCTGTATTGTGAAAATACTTCTTCCAAAGTCAATGATTTTGTATATTTTTCCGTAAGTGGGAACTAAATATTTTTTTCCATTATATTCATATCTAATGTACTTTTTGTTGGTTTCAACAAACATTACATTATTAGTGTGTAGATCGTTATGTGTAAACATATAGAGTTTTTGGTAGGTTGCAAGAATCATTATTATCTGCATCATACAGGAAAAGAGTTCATGTTCGTTGAGTTCATCATTCAACATTAAACTGTCAAGAGTATCATCACACGCTTCAATGCAAATCATTTGTACTGGAAATTCTGGAATAGTAGCACCAATATATTCTTCGTCGTAATCAGAAGACATGGTCTCGTCATCATCATCCTTTGTTGAATCATTAAACTCTTCTTCACTCTGTTTTCCTCCATTATAACTCTCCAACAAGTCAGGACACTCTTCATCAGAATCTATGTCTACAATATTTCCTTCCTCTTTATGTGGAACATCTGTATATTCATTTGTATAAGATGTTCTGGAAGAATAACTACTATTAGATACAGTTTCATCATCATTTTTATTTTCCAATTGTACTGTTTCCTCAATTAAGGTACAATTAAGACTAGACTCCGAATTAACATTAACATCAACATCAACCATATTTTCTGTAGATGCCGAAATATCGGATACAACTTCTTCCGTTATTTCCTCAAAATCATCAAAGGTCGATTCTTCTTTTTCTATGTTTAAAGATGGCTTTTTCACTTCTTCGAGTATTTCTTCTGGCACTTGAAATTTTTTTCCTACATTTTCCAAAAAATATTTAGAGTGAAATAAATAATCGAGGTCATCATAGATATTGAATTCAAAGTTCTTCTTAATGGCTAAGAAAGAACCATACCATTCTATTCCATGGACAAAACCCTTTTCTAGAAGTTGTGAATTTATAACATTAAAAATATTATCGACATAAGAGGAATTGAAAGGATTATTTAACTTTTTAATTACAGAATCATCTGTGTTATTTAATTGAGGAAGATTAGATATTTTGTCAAAGTCTCCTTGATATGTTCCAATCATAAATTTAACAGGGTCTAAAAGAGGAGCATTTTTAATAAATATGTCGACATTTTTTGTTTTTGAATTCTGAGTATTTTCTACAACACCAGAATAAATCTTATCATCATCATCTATGGAATGTATTTTTTTAAGGAACCACCTTCCAGAAACATTAATAGAATTGTAATTTGTTTCATTCAATACAAAAAAATTGTTGTAAGTAGGAATGTAGTTTTGAATTTTAGTATATCCTTGTTTCTCTAAAGAAGAAAATAACACATTATTCTTACGTTTTGTATATAAAATACTCATTATTATGAAAAAACAGACATATAAATAAAATACGTTTTTAACTTATTTATTTTTTCTCTAGTGTAATCATTATGTCATCTCTAGAATTAAAAAAGTTTGATTTAAAACATATTACATTTCGTCCAAATGAAGCCAAGGGTCCTGTTATTGTTTTGATTGGAAGACGTGATACTGGTAAAAGTTTTTTAGTTCGGGATCTTTTATACCACCACCAGGACATACCAATTGGAACTGTTATATCCGGAACAGAAGAAAGTAACTCTTTTTACGGAAGCATGGTTCCTAAACTGTTTATTCACGGTGAATACAGTTCTGCAATTATCGAGAATATATTAAAGAGGCAAAGATGTGTCTTGAAACAAGTCAAAAAAGAAATAGAAACATACAAAAAGTCAAACATCGATCCTAGAACTTTTGTTATTCTTGATGACTGTCTTTATGATAATACTTGGGCAAGAGACAAACTTATGCGTTTGCTTTTTATGAATGGACGACATTGGAAAGTAATGTTGGTTATTACTATGCAATATCCTCTTGGTATACCACCTCAATTACGTACAAACATCGACTATGTATTTATATTGCGTGAGCCTTATATTGCAAACAGAAAAAGAATATATGAAAATTATGCTGGAATGTTTCCTACATTTGAGGCATTCTGTCAAGTTCTTGACCAGACAACAGAAAATTACGATTGTATGGTCATAAATAATAATGCTAAATCAAATAAATTACAAGATCAAGTCTTTTGGTATCATGCTGAAGCCAGACCTAATTTTAAACTTGGTTCTAAAGAGTTCTGGGAGATGTCAAAAAATCTAGGGGATGATGAAGAGGAAGAACAATACGACCCGTCTAAAATAAAAAAGAGAGGACATCAAGCAATTCAGGTCAAAAAATCAAAATGGTAGGACAATTAATTATATCAATATTAAAAGTGCATAACCATAAGAGTATATATAATAATCCCAAACACAAGGGAGTGAATAACTAATCCAAGAGGAGTGGGGCATCCAGACTGGTCGGCAAGTCTTCCTACAGCACCTCCAAGGAGTCTGTTGGTTGTTTTGTAAGTGAAAGGCAAAGAGACAATCAAAAATATAATTATCGATCGAAGTGTGGCATAGAACGCAAAAGAAAACATTATATACATTAGAGAGAAAATAAAAAAATAAATGTATTTATTTTATACTCAAAATAAAAATAAACTTATCTTTTACTATATGACTCATATGCAAATACTATAGAATAAGTTGAACGACAATCTTTGCAGAAATTAACAGGATAAATACTCCACCTCTATCTGGGTTCTATATATGATTGATAGGTGAATTATAGCATTACCATTTAAGGTAAGATAATATTACGATTAAATTAAGTTTTTGTTAAGATCATTTTCAAAAATCAAACAAATTTATTTTTATTTTTATTTTTTTTTTTGAAAAATATTTTTTTATTTTTATTTTTATTTTTTTTTGAAAAATATTTTTTTATTTTTATTTTTATTTTTTTTTGAAAAATATTTTTTATTTTTATTTTTATTTTTTTTTGAAAAATATTTTTTTATTT